ATGAGTAAGAAGCTACTTATTGGCTTAATCACAGCATTGTTTATCGTTATAGCAGTCGTGTTTATTTATTTTAAATTTTTTACCATTTCTGAAAATAAACCTTCCTCAACAACTTCACAGTCCAGAATTAGCACAAGTCAGTCTAGCCAAAGCTCAACCAAGAAGGAATCAAGTGAGGATTCTAGTAGCGTAACGACTAATTCGACCTCAGAGAAACCTTCAAATGAGACTGGAAAACCGAGTGACCAAGCAGAAGGTAAGGAGCAAATAAAGGCTCGTTCAACTGTATTTGATTTTAATGCGATGACTCATGGGAATTTTACAAGCGTAAAAGGGACATGGAAGAATGCTGAAGGTCAGACAATTACCTTTGATGAGAAGGGTATAGTGGCTGATGAAACTAGCATTTCTTCTTTCAACTATGATGCTGCAGGCAATTTGATCGTAAATGTTCAAACGGGATTAACGGGTTATTCAATCTGGTTTGTGATGAAGGGAAATGCCATTGTACCAGAAGGAGATACTTCTGATACAAATCGTGATAGAATTTTTGCAGGTCAAGGAATGCCAGAAGATATCGCAAGTGCAGCTTACTACCGAGTTGATCAGTAAGACGGTTGCTAAATTAATAGAAAAAAGATACAATAAGTCCTATACTAGAAAATAGAAAAGGGCTTATTTTTTTAAGCCTGACAAATGAGGAAAAATATGAAAAAAAGAATATTGTTAACAACTATTTTAATAGCTTTAGGAGGAGGACTAGTCTTGTCAGGATGTTCTGGAAAAGGAGAAACAAAAGAGAGTTCAGCTTCTTCAAGTCAAATAGCATCTTCGAAGAGTTCAGTAACTTCGACCAGCTCTGAATCCAGTAAGACTTCAGAAAGTTCTACAAGCCCTAGTCAGGAAGCGGAGAAAAAAATGAACATTAGTGAATTGGCTGATGGAAATTTTGCAAGCATTCAAGGCACATGGCAAAATGATAAAGGGGAACAACTTGTATTTGATGAAAATGGTCTAGTTTCAGCTGAATATGAATTTGGTGGTGCTTCTTTAACCGACTACGGAACAGCAGCTGGCGGTGTATATGGTGGCCAAACAGGAGGTTTCTTGCTAGAATTTGTTCCAAGTGGTGTCAAGCTTGCTGATACAGAAAACTTTAAAGATAGCTCTGATACTAGTCGTGACCGTCTTTGGACTGGGGTTGGTATCCAGTCCTTTGCTGAACAAGGTAGTTTTTACTATCGTATTAAATAAGAGAAGATATTAAAAAGACAAGCTTTTAAAGCTTGTCTTTTTTGCTTTTTCCAATCAGAATGGTAGCAGAAATGGTAATTTCTGTGAGGTATGCGGTAGAATTTTTTAGAATGCCTAAATTCATACATTTTTTAGGAGAACGTCACCGAGTTTTAAAAAAAGACTGAACAAATTTCTTGCTCAGTCTTGACATTGATACACTTATCAGGTATCATTAATTAAAGACTGAGTAAGAAGGTCGGATTCTTACTCGGTAAGGCGAGAAGTGTTAGCGCACTTTTCGTCTTTTTTTATTCGATTAATTTAAGTAAATTATAACACATTTTTACACACCGCGCAAGCATTTTATGTTTGATTGTAGCACAAAAAGACCTTTTTTTACAAAGGTTATTGTTATATAACTTTTTGTATACTTTATTATGTACTTCTATTGTTTTCGGAAGTAGGATAACCTTTTACTATCAGGGTAACATTGATATCTAGATGTATTTTCTTTATCAGTTTTACTCATTCTCTTTTTAATGGTATAAGCAGAAACTTCCTCTAAAGAAATAAATTTTTCATAATCCTCTCTCCAGTTGCCAAAGAATAATTCCCTCAAGGAATCCTCATAATTCAAAACAATTATCCGACTCATCGTTTCAGCTCCAGCAAGAGTCCAGTACATTCCTCTTTTTTTCATTCTATAAGTGACCTTACGATGCTGACTCTCCATTATCCCGATCCCTGCATGACTGAATCCTCTCTGTTCGGCTGGTTTGGTGTATTGGAAATTCCTCAATATTTTACTCTTGAACTTCTCAAACAACTCTTGTTCTTCTTCTGTCTCGATATAACTTTCGGTCGTATCTAGGACAGCTCTCATTAACTGCTTATCATGTTGCTTAATCGCCTGGAAAGCTCTCTCTAATAGATCTTCAGAGTAAAATTTTAGATAATTCTTTAACTCTTTATTTACATGGTACTCATCCCAGAAATGTTCGTGGCGTTTAATTCGCAAAACCTTCGCAATCTCTTTGAAAACGTAGGGTGTATATCCATGACCTCCATCAGAGTTCGTGATCAATAAAGTCCTATCCGTAACTTCATAATTATTGAATAGATAATCGATCACCTGCTCCCTCACTAAGCGATTGTCAAGACCAATAAATTCCTTTTTGTCCTGGAGTTCAAATCGATTGCTGCCAACTTTCTGGCTTCCCGTATGGACTACAAAATGGGATAAATCATAATGTTTATTATCCTTCTGTGTGTCACGTGCTTTGACCATCACACCATCACCCTCAATATAAATAACCTGGGCTTTTCTTTTGCTAACCTCTTTATTCTCCTCATAATATCGATAGCCTTCTCTTTCCTCCAATAACTTCTCACAGATTTTTACAGCTTTTACTACAATTGGCTTTGTGATAGAGATGTGATAAGTCAATTGGATCACCTGAGTTACTTTATCATATGGCATTAAAGTAGATAATTTGGCCACCTGATACATGAATTCCCAGGAGAAGCGGACGTTCTTCTGAAGTCCTAACTTTTCATCTACTGGAATAACCCAATGATTTCCCTTTTTCCAACGTCTTCTTCTGAAAGTAAACTCTCCAAATGTGAAGGCGACAGTTCGCTCCATAGAATGAATACAGGTATAGCCCTTTGCTTTCATGACTGGAATCATCTCCTCATCATACTTAGAAACAAATTTATAAAATTCTTTTGCATTTTGGAATAGCAACTGATTTTTTAATTCTCTCTCATCAAAGAAAGTCATTCAGAATCCTCCCTTATTAAAATTACGCTTATTTTAATAAATTTTGACCTGAATGTTCAAATAATCCTTTGTTCTGACAAAAAAAGAGCCTATCTTTTCAGATAAACTCTTACTTGTCATACCAGGGTTTCTCTTTTTTACTAAAATAGGATTTGCTCATTTCAATAGTAGCTATCCCCATAGGAATCAAAATAACACTCCATAAAGCCGTCACAATTCCATCTGCAATAAAGGAAAAACCACCTGTAAAGTGAAGTCCCAAATACAGTAATAATACAACTGGAAAGAAAGCTGGAGCGAATTTTAAAATGGCCAATCCTAAAACGATTATAAATACCATACTAAGACCAAACGTCTTATAGAATACATAGACCGCTATAGCTCCGATAAAAACAAAGAACAGCTGAACAAGTCTTTTAATATCAATGAAAATCATCATAGATTCCTCCTACTTCATCAGTAATATTTTAAGATTTCATCTGTTAGGTAAATTCTATTGGGTAGATTGGATCCTTGGCGGACTTCTTCAATTAAACCATGATTCTTTAGCTTCTTTTTCAAAGAAATGACTTTGCTTTCACCTGATTGAAGAGCCTCCATTAGCTCTTCTACAGGGTAACATACAAAAGTATTTCCATTTTCATCATACCCTTTTAATTCAAAGTCAACTGCAGCTCTTAAACGATTTAATAAAAGCATGTAGAGAAAAATTCCACTACTCTTCAAATCATTAAACTGTGGGTTGTCTATTATTGGACGAGGGATGACAATTTGTCCTGAATCTATTGCTGCTGAAGAAAATTCAGGAATATCTGATAGATTTGATAAGTATTTCATTGCTGCATTTCCTCTCTTATAAAACGCTATTTTTTCTTACGCTCCATCTTTTCCCATTCTCTTATAATCAGATTCTCAAGATAAGATGAAGCCGATTTTTCACCGTGATACTCTACTAAAGCATCTAACATATCATATCGAACATTATGGTGCAGAGAGAAAGGAAAACGTTGCTTTTTGTTATAGCTTTCAGGAGACTTTCTAGCCTCCTGATTTTGTTTCCTCGACGAAGGAGTCTTTTCTCTCTTTGGTGTACTTTGGAATGTTTGTTTTACTTGTGCGAATCGATTCTCTGTCATGCTACCTCTCCTTCTAACACACTCAAAATATTTTCATATACGTAGTTTATATTATCATAAAACTTCTGATGTGTCTCTTGTTGGTTAGCTGTCATCTCTTCACGCTGCTCAAAGACACTCTGACTGATCACAAGACTCTTGGCCATGAGCTCTTTCTCCTGGATAGATCCCAAGTATGCCTGATCTTCTTCAACAACTTCTAAAAATTGTTTACAGGTGTCTGTTACATTGTTTCCAACGTACTTAATCTTATTTCCAATAAGATAAGGTTCTGCTTTAACATAGCTTTTCTTAGTAATAACTTCGATAGCTTCGCTCTTAATGAAATCTATAAAATTTTTCAAAGATAACCAGGCACGAAAACCATTAAGAGAGGCATCAGAAACAGCCAAGACAATATCTGATACAGCTATAAAATTTGCTGTAACTAAACTCTCATCATTGTGCGTATCAATCAGAATGACATCAAATTGTGCTTCTAACTCTTCGTAATGTTCGCTAAACCACATAAACAACTGGAGATACTTGTTGTTTCGACTAGCAAGATCTAACTGCTCATCTGTCAAACGCTCATCACCACAAATCAAACTGAGATTTTCTGATATTGGAACAATCTCATACTCTCCAGTCGTAAATATATCATAGACGGTTTTCTCACATTTTACATCAAATGTTCTTGTCAAATTACATTCCCAAGCTCCATCAATGAGTAGTGTTCTAAGCCCCTTAACACGTGCCAACCAATCCCCTTCATTAAAGGTATCTGTAGTCTTACCACCGCCACCTTTTCCTAAGTTTGTAGTCTGAATCTTCATGATTCCCTCCTTGGATAATTGTATATTTTGTTATATAACTTTTTATATACTTAATTATATCTAAAACAACCTTGTTTGTCAATATAAAAGCACAAAAAGTTATATAACTTTTTGTGCAACTTATTATCCGTATGTACCACCTATATTTCCGCCAACATAGGCTTTTAGCTGGATTTGTTGAACCGTAGTATTGAAATTTCCAACGAAATAGCTGTTCTCTTCTCCATTTTTAGTTAGAACAACTAAAAATTGAATCACGTCATCTGATTCAGTTGGCATCACTTCCAATTGTTTAGGTTGAAAATCATACTGATTCGTCAGAAGAGCCATCGCAAAGGTTTGAACCATCGCATTCTGTGTCATAGATAAATGATTCTCGATTGTTCCCTTGACATTTGGCAGAAAATTCGTCTTTTTTATATCTGCTACTGCTTCTTCAAAGGCTTTTAACACTTCTTTTTTGTCTTCTGAGCTTGCCTCTGCATAGGGGCGTTCTAGTTTTAACTTAGCTGTCCGATAATTCTTCTCGTCTGCTGTTTCCTCTCTGGAAGACGGCTCGTTTTGTGCGGTTCCTGAAGAACTCACCTGGGCAGCTTCTTCTATTTTAGTTTGTTGAGATGGTCTGAAACTCGATACAATCCCTATTCCTGCCAAAACCAATAGAATACCTACTACAATCGATACAACCATATTCTCCTTTATCCAATCAATCATCTTATATCCTCCTTTTAATTTGAACTTAATTTAGCTTCTCTGTCATCTGGATAAGCAAAAGAGATTACCTGTTCTTGTTGTTGTGATTTAGTCCAAATACGATAATTCCATGTATATGGAGTTTTGAACTGATCCCAACCACTCAGAGGTGTATTTTGTTCTACAAATAAGATAGAGCCATTCTCGAAAACATGACATACAATTCCAGTATGACCATATCCTCCGCCTCCTACCTGTGAAGAAAAAATAGCGCCTCTTTTGGGTGTAGTCTTAACCGAATTTCCAAATATTCCAGCCCATGCCGCCGCTTGATCTTTCCCATCTCCCTGTACTGAGCCAGAATGACCCCATAAGTGATTTCCCATGCTAATGGTAAGATTCACACATTGTCCAGCATACTCGTCACTTCCAGGATTATACCATCCTGTAGACTTAGCATAATCCATGCCTAAGCTCTTAGGATCAATAATGAATGGTTTCAAGCTATCTGGTAAGTCTTCTGGTTTATACCCCCACGCAGTCGCATCTGAAGGGACAGTTCCCGTTCCATCGGTACTGCTACCTGACTCACCACATCCACTTCTTTCAGCTGAAGAAGACACCGCACTATCTGAAGAACTGACATCTTGTGTACTGGATCCTTCATAAGGTTTCTCACCATGAGCAGCAATAGCTTCCTTATCAAGCCACTGATACTTCGTACCTAGTTTTTGGTACATATCAGTTAGTTTGCTCTTATAAGTGCCATCTGTGGCCCATCCGCCATCTGCTATAGCGGATAGGCTAGCAATGCCATTTGTATTGTTTATAGCCCCTTTATAAAGTGTCTGGTGAGCCATAAACTCAGCTTTCCCTACGATCCCTGCATCGTAGCTAGAGAACCAAGTATAAGCTCCTCCTGTACCGTCTCCGACATTCGCTCCAGGCTTTGTCCCACTTAAATCAACACTATCTTCACCATACGTCGCAAGAGTAACTGGAAAATTACTTTTGCTAGAGGTTTTAACACCTCCCATATTGTGAGCTTTCCAGAAGGAGGTACCATTAGGATTCGTAAAATTGAAGCCATTCTCTATCATTGTTTGAGTGATAGAGGCTGAAGGTAGGAAACCTCCTGCCTTCCAAGACAGGATATAGGCTTCCTTATGCTTTTTTACAAAGTCATCGATGGAACCATCAGCTGAAGAAACTGTGGAGTCGCCAGTTGAAGATGTTGTTTCTACAGCACCACAATCATTTCTTCCATTATTGGTTACAGCTCCCATTATCCCAACTAACATGGTTATCCCAACATTGATAATTAATAGGAGAGCCACAAAAGGAATGAGGATCTTCAGTTTAAATATTTTTTTCATGGATACCTCACTTATCTACCACAATCCTAATATTGTTCGCAAAATTCCATAAAAAACTAAAAATACAATAAATCCTATTCCAATCTTCTTGAGACCGTTCAAAAACTCCTTATCTCGTTCTTTTTGTGCTTCCAGGCGTTTTGGATCAGATTCTCCCTCTGAAGCGAAATAATCTCTTTCTTGTTGCATGCGATATTTACGAATCAATACGTATTGATCAAATCTCTGCTTAGTCCTGGCAATCATTCCTAGTTTATTTTTGGCCATTCTGGTTTACCTTCCTTTCTTACTCAATACCGCCATAGCGCTCAACTTCAGGGGCTAACAGCTGTTGGTTAAAGACCAGATTTCCTACCCCTGCAATATTCATGAATAACTGTCCTTTCGCCAGACGAGGCAAAGTCTCTAGTTCAGACTGGTTCATTGATCCAGATAAGGCGTTAGCTAGTAGAGGAACACTGGTTTCGTCCGTCTGAGCAAAAACTCTATATTGCATCAGACCAAAAATCCTCTGGACTGCCGTTACATACGGATCCTTATGAGTGCCAATCCCTGTCTCAAACAGAATCCCTCGTAGTGAATTAACAGACAATACAACGCCAGCAAAGTTTTCGCCCATTGTATCAATCATATCGGCCAGAAGGTTGACACTACTTTCATGCTTAGGATCAATGAGTGTCTGTGCCCCACTAATATTGACAATATAGTGCTGCATATCCATCTCCGTTAAGTCAGGCCGCCTCTTCAGTAGCTGCTTACAGCGTTTTCCGTTATTGACAATATCAGCCGAGACAAGTGAAAGAACCGAGAATATTTGAACATTTAACAAATGAGGGGCGTTCTTCAACCCTGAGAAATCAAATGTCACAACTTGCTCTGAAGAGATATCTTGGAATTCTGTTGTTCCCTCGAAAATTTCCGCATTTGTTGTCAATAGTTCGTTAAACGTATTGTAAATACGCTTAACAGCTTTGATTTCAGCCATATCCGTGCTAGAACTTTGTTCTAGTCTACGTTTGTAGGCATCAACAAACAAAATAAAATCAGACAGAATAGGATACTGTTCCTTCACAATATCCGTCGCTTTCAGTTTTTCTGGATTCAACGAAGGATTTCGAGCCCACAACTCTTCTTCAATATAGAACTCATTCAAGAGAGTTCCAAATGTGATTAAATCGTCTCCTGTCACTTCATTATTCAGGAGTTTATAGATACTCTTCAGTTTCTCGATATGAAGATTGTAAGATTTTTTCTTATCGATTTCAGTTCCTGCTTCATTGGTTACTGTTGGAAATACCTGGAAGATATTAATACGGTTGGACTCACCTGATAAATCAAGAATCAGTCCATGTTGTTTTCGTGTCTGATCAAGAAACTGACCAGTAGCATCAAAATTACGAATATAGTGGCCCTTTGCATAAAGACCATCTGTATGTTTCATGAGGAAAGAACGTTGTCCCATCTTAGGATTCCCAGATAGAATCATAAAGGATCGTGTTCTTTTTTCATCACGTTCTAGGAAATTGAAATTTACTGCTCCGTTCGTTGGAGTCCATCCAAGGTAGAAGCCCTTCTCATCTTCTAGCTTCGTATGATTAAAGAAATATCCCCCAGCTATTGAGTGAGCTGGAGTTGGTATTCCTCGTCGATGATTGGGCAAATCAATCTGATATTCAGCTGGAATAAATGGGGCATGGTATTCAAAATCTAATTCTCCGGATAGAATAGTGGATTTGAATTTCGACGTTTTGTCTTTGACCTCTTCAACCTTCTTGAATAATTCTTCTTTGATTGATGCAAACACAAAGACACGAATATACATCCCGTACATAGCTATATTTTGCTTATCAATTTCACGGCTTAGTTTATTCAGATTGTCAATTTCATCTAGTTCTTTCCGATTATTGGTTAGTTTGCTATTGTTTGTAATTCGTGTTGACTTCTCTTCAATAGAGTCCTCAATCTCTTTTTGAAGCTGTCTATTATCCTCCTTGTACAGTGACAGGAAGGAACGTGTCCCAGGGATCAACAACAGTTCAGAAAGCCAAAAACGATCCATCCCTTCAGTTGGATACTCATAATAGTGTAAGACCGTATGGTACCCATCTCCACTTATCCAGGAGCGGTCATCCTTTTGAAAATCAATATTTCCTTGCGGTTGAATCTGGCTAAGAAAGGCAAGGTCATATCCTTCATTTTTTAGTTGTCTTTGTCTACGTTTTGATAAATCAGGCATGCTGTCTCTCCTACACTTTCTCGTTCATATTGTTGTATTGCTTTATGATCTGAATTTTCTTCCTGTAGCTGATATCTTGTGGAACAAAATCATTATTTCCATAGGTTTTAGCCTTCCGAACCAATTCGTCCAATTCGGTTGTTGTAGGCGCAAACAGCCACAGAATGAACTCTGTATTATAGACTTCTTGTCGGATGCTTTCTTCAACTTTGATTTGGCTTTGAAGCCAAATTTCACGATCCTTGAGTTGTAAATAACGTCTATCGTTTACTGATAACTTAGACATATCTTGTCGCACTAAATCCAAATGATGGCGCAAGTCAGAAATTTGCGTGTCTGTATTTGTTGGCAAAGTTGTCGTCTCCACTTGGATATTCGGTCCAAATCGAGTCAACCAGGTTTCAAAATTTTCAATGGTTCTCATAACTTCGTTATAAGACATCGATCCTAAATCTTTACCTGGTATCTCCATCAGCTGCAAGTAACCATACTCAACTAACTGGATATAAGCCTGGCTGTTTGGAATGATTGATTTTACATCTAACAACTCAACGCAAGAATGCAAATCAAAATATTCCTGCGTTTGTTTCTTTGTTTCTTGAATACGTCCCAGCGGACGTTTCTCATTTTTGGGGGATTGAATTTGTTTAATCGCCATTATGATTTTCTCCTTCTGATATAATTCAAGCTGATATAACGTTTTCTTCTTCGTCTGAAGAAAAGAAACATGCTGTGCCAATTCTTTTTGCCACCGTTGGCTGGCAATACAAGATATAAACTCATGACTGGTGTCAACAAAATGAATGCGAACATCTGTATCCACTGACTTTTAGGAAAGATTTTTAAGCCAACGCTCAAAGCGATTACGCCAGTAATTCCTACAAAAGCAATATCTAGAATAAGAAGACCTATAATCTTGATTTTGGCATAGATATCTCTAGGTACACCGTATTTTTCACCGTACATTGATTTCTCCTTTACATTTGTTTTGACACTCACATTATAATGAATAATCGAAAATATCTTTTAAAGGGACAATAGCATTTTTGCCATTGTCTTTCAGGAAAGAATTGTATAAAAAGTTATATACTTTTTTGAACAATAAAAGAAGCCTCAATCTTGAGACTTCTTAACTAGATCAAAGAATGATTCTTCAGAAAGGAAAGTGATGAATTGACCGTCTGATATTCGTCTAAGCGCTTCATCATGCTTTTTAGACCTTTTATCTAGATCAAAAAGATTCAACTGCTTGTGTCCTAAAACCAATATATCTGTCCTTGAAGATATATAGTTTTGAACGACAGCTCCTTTACTTTCTAAAAAGCGTATGGCTTCTTCTCGAGTTAGAGGACGTAGACTTCCTGTGATAACAATGTTCTTTCCTGTTAAATCCATAGTTCAGCCTATTCTTCTTCGTCCTCACTCTCAGCACCTGTGATATGACGACCTCCCTGCATACGCTGTCCTGCTTGTTGCATTTGTTGGTTCATGTAATTCATTTGATTCATGCTCTTTTGAAATTTTTGTTGAGAAGAATCAGGCTGTGCTGGTGGTTGTGATTCTGAAACTGGTGCATCTGCAGGTGGATTTGGATCTTGAATTGGGGACTCCACTCCTTCAGCTGAAGAAGTTGGATCGACAATAGGTGCTTCGGTTGTTCCTGGATCAACTGGAGGCTCAGGAATGTCAATTGGTCCAGGCTGATCAATTCCAGGAACAGCATTATTTTTCAGAGCGTTGTAGGTCGCATTTTGAGCAGAGACAGCCTTATCATCCAGCTTATCTAAAGCGCTACCAACTGCCCCTTTCGTATTTTGCATGGCTTCAAAAGCTTTCCATTCTGCCAAATCAACCATATTGCTTACACCACCTTTGGCCGCATTCATCAAGCCCTGGTCTTTTACAGAGTTCAAAGCACCTTGAATACCTCCTCCAGTTCTGGCTAGGCTATTTCCTAGAATCTGACTTCCTTTAGACAAGGCATCTGGAGCTTTTTTAGCCATATCCATACCAAATTGACCAAGTGCCATACTGCCATTAAAGAGACCGCCTGCTCCAGCCGCAAAGGCATTCCCCATCATCATAGCACCCAGCAGTTGTTGAGCTGTTTCACTATGACCTGTTGAGACTCCAAGCCAGCGCTCGATCATGGCTACTCCTTGCATGGCTGCAAAGAATACTCCAACATAGACAAAGGCAGCTGCGAGACACTGTTCCCACATATTGAGTCCATCAAAGAATCCGCCAGAAAGCTTAGATACAGCTGAAACAGAAAGGATTGGTAAATCTCTGAAAATCTCAAGCGTTACACGCATAATGATGACTTCAAAGAAGATTCCTGCTAAAGCACCGCCAATCGTTCTTAATAGCTCCTTATATTTCTTTGAGTTTGATAGGGAGCTATAACCAAGAATCGGAGAGATCATTGCCTCAATCAAAATATCAAAAACTGATTTGACGAGCTTGATGATCATGCTAACCAAAAGAACAACAAGGATAATATACTGGAGGAACATCCCTATCCAGTTGACTTTATAGCGCATATAAACTGATTCAAAAGCACTCAATTGATTGATGACTCGGTGTTCTGTAATGCTTTCAACTCCAGTATTATTGGAATTTAACTTATGTAGGAACAAGCCTTTAATCCCTGCTATTTTGTCGTTTTTCTGTATATCATCTAACATTTTTGGATTTGTCGTACCATAGTTTGCCCCAAAATCAATCTTAGTCGCAAAATCTGCCGTATCCCGTTGGTCAGAATTATCCGTGATATTATTGACAGGGGTAGAACCTTCCTGAACGGGCTTGATATAGCCATAATCATCCATTGGAAACAACTCTGTAGAAAAATCCTTGTAGATCAAAACTTTTAAGTCTACCACATTATTTTTCATGGGTTGCAGAGCCAAGGAGGAAGTTGGCTGACTACCAGATGGCGCTTCACTGGAGACTGTCTGGATAGACATGGCATCCTGTGCCACTGCTGTTGAGATGGTGGTCAAAGCTAGTGGTAATACTGCGGTTACAGCTGTTACCAAAAGGAAATTCGTAATGACCCCTTTGTATTTGACTGGTTTTGTAAAAACTCCTGCGACAGCCGACACAACCAAAATCAGAGTAAACAAGGACGTTCCTAATATCTGAAACCAGTAAAAGAACTGGCCTATAATCGTCTTCTGGTCTCCCAGATAACCGAAGAGACCAAAGAGCTTGAACATATTATTAAAGACATGTTCTAAGCTGGAAGTGATTTGATAAAGGGCTTTGGCAATCCCTCCTGGCAAATAGGCTAGAAATGCCATAAATGCAGGAGTCGGTTCTAAATAGTTTCCCCAGTAGGAATAGAACTCCGCTAGCTTTTTTGCATTCTCGCCTGTGATTTCACCATTGAGATCCTTGACCTCGTTCATCAAATCTGAAAAGGTTTGATAGTCCACTAAAGGTACCTTCTTTCTTTTTAAGATACCCCTATCATATTCGATAATGACAAAATCGTTTTTAAAGGGACAATGAAATTCTGACAATAAAAAAAGCCTCAAGTAATTGAGACTTTCTGTAAGTTAATCTGCGGTTCCGTTGAAATCATAGAAAGCATTGTCTTCTTTATAGCCACGACGTAGCTCAATGATTCGGATTTTTTTACCCCCCTCGGTCAAGACGACTTGATAATATGCCTCTGCTTCTTCGGGCTTACCTATATCCCTATAATCAACAGCGATTGTAAAGTTGTCCTTTCCTTTCAGTTGACTTTCTAAACTAACAATAGCTCCCCTGAAAGAGGCTGGAATTAATTTTACTTGTTCTTCTGAAAGCACACTGTAGTTAATACTTTCACCGTCGTTATTTGAAATGGTTCGCTTTTCTTTGTCAAATTTTAAGGTAGTTCCTACTCCACCTTTAAAATCAAGACTCTCATAACCATCTTCTTTTGAAAAGCCTGTATAGCTATCTTTCAGCACATTTTTAGCGAGACTTTCAGGTGATTTTTGACCACATGCCCCTAGTAAAATCAAGGCAAATCCTAGTAAAACAATTCTTAAAAAGTGCTTTGCTTTCATCATTTTTTCTCCTAATCATTATTTACCTCATTATAACAAACATCATTTTTTCTTGCAAGTGTTTATATAACTTATTATACATCTTTTTAGATAACTTCATCCGCAAAGAAGTCGTCTCCATCATCATAATAATCATAGTCACCTTGAATCACACTAGCTACAGCTGCCTGAAATAGTTCATCTGTGGAAGTAAATGATTGGGATTGTACCTTTTGTCCTTTACTATGACGGCCTGATAGTTTGGGAGTCTCTCCATTGTTGCTGAGAAGAGGCATAGTCAAACGTTGCCTCCAGTCGATGATATTGTTAAAAGCTGTACCAGCATCAACTGCGATTTCCTGAAGTTCTAGCTCACGGTGGGCACTTTCGACTGGAATATCCGCAAGAGTCATCGATGTATCAAATTCCTCTTGTAAGAACATGTACTTGTAAGGGAAGCTGTTCTTATCATGTGCGAAGATTGGATCTGTTGTGACCTTACGTCCAACATTATCCCGTCCCTTGACCCCACGTAAGATAACCGCTTCTCCTTCCTGGAGCTTGGCCAATTGCGTTGGTGTCAACAACTCTTGTTTTGGATTCTCGACAGCTACATTTGGATTGGCTTCGTCCAGGATATTACTGGAGCGCCGTCTTCTGGTGATGGTACGTGTACCCAACTCCCCACTAAATCTCTTATTGGTATCTGGAGACGTCGTTTTGACGTAAACTTTCAATGAACAGTTATCCAGAATCGTTTGTGCAACATTTTCACCATAGACATTAACCAATTGTTCCAAGTTTTGAACCCAAAGATAATAGAGAATGTTTTGCCCCAATCCGATAGAAATTTTCGTATCCATGTGAGGAATAGCTGGAATGTTTGTAAACTCATCCAAGATATGGAGAATCCGATTGATACATTTCCGCCCATTTGTTAAGGCAAGGTCATAGTTGGCATTGTACAACTGATCCAAGAACAAAGAGACAATCCCATTGTACTCTGTTCGGTTTGGTGGTGTTACCAGATAGACGACTCTTGGTTTATCGGAGTAAATCAACTCAATATCTGACTCTTGGAGAAGATTTTGAGTGTCTTCTTTGCTCTTCAGAACCCTTACATCGATATGATCTAAAATTGGCTTCTTGGTATACTCATCTAGTTCTAACCTATCTCCATCTTTTCGATAGACTTTTTCAGCTGAGAACTGGAAGACTTGATCCCGAACTGGAGACTTACCATTTTTCTTATGATTAAAATCAATCGTAACCGTAAACTGATCTGGAAGTTTAGGTTCGATGGCATAAGTCAGATAGCCTTCTCCATCAATAAGAGCTGTCGCTTGCTTCACATAATCGACTTGCTTTTCAACTTTACCCCATTTCTTCAAGCCTGTAATGGTTACCTTAGCAGTCTTATGCTTGAACTCATTTTTTAATTGACTGTTGGTGCTTGATCTGAACTTAACAGACAATCGACGTGGGAAGGCAAAAGACTCTAAATCAATCGAGTTTTTAGAAGTGAGCTTCGCCACGTTGTCTTGCAAGAACAGGTTGATTCCTGTCATCATGCTAGAGTAGACATTCCCTTTAGTCTCATCACCACCAAAGTCTGAAGCACGAAATTCAATATCCGCCATTTGTCTAAATTTCGAGAATTGTTTTTGATTCACTTGTCTCAAATTATCAAAATAGACCGTGATTTTTGATTTCTTGGATACCTGTTGTTCTCTAGTTGGATTCTCAACGACTTCCCCCGTTCCATCCACAAATACTTCTTCAGATCCCATTGTCGCCAAGAATTTCGCAACGTTTGGGATGGTAATGGTGTCCCAGGCATCCTCTTCACCATTTTGAACGGTTTCATTAGCCCGATCCATCAAAGCCATTGTAAGGGCGTTAAACAAGGATATAGAAGACTTACGGAAGTATTCCGCATTCCCCTTCTCACCACCTTTTTGTTTGGGAAAAATGGATTCTGCGACTGCGTTGACATAGGTTTGCGTTTTCTCATAGTAACCTTTCTTGGCGGCTGTAATAGCTAGAGCCAAAGGATTGTAGGACATAGACCAATCCATATTTTGGAAAGAAAGCACATCAACTTCATAGCCACGTTGCCTCATCGTTTTGTAAGAGGCTTGGTAGTGTTCTCCTTTCGGGTCTGCCAGAACCAGCGATGGCTGCAACTCCGCACGACTGTTGATATCAATCGCTGTCGTGATCTGACCTTCCCCCTTACCTGAACGAGTCATCCCAATCCCTAACAGATTCGTCGGCTTATCTTCAATGTAATAATATCCTGAAGGAAAAGATTGCATGCCCAAAATGCGCTCCGCATTGGTCACGTATCGACTGATTGTCTTATTTTGCCATAACATTTGCGTTCGGAGTGTTTGCCCAGCTAAATCATGAGTCAACTCATGAAGCACAGGAGCCCCACCTTCACCTGGATAAGTGAGGGTTTTATTGGGAATCTTTTTGTATTGGCGACGGATTTCATCAATCGTCACAAAACGGTCATCCCCCTCCTCATTATGGTTGTAGTCACGAAACTGCTCAAAGTTTATCCAAGCAGATTTCCAAGCAAGGACTAGACCCATCAGAAAGAGAGGAAAAGCTAAAATCGGGGCAATCCAAAAGACTTTTACATTCAGTAGACTCTGAAACAAGAGGCTGTTTAAGTCAAAGTTTACGGCCTTACTAACATCTTTAAACGACCAAATACTAAAGTAGAGAAAGCGGATTGTAGCCCTCAAAACAGTAACCAGGTAATTGGTTAAGATAAAAGCAATAAAGCTAAAACCTAATCCCATATAGACGAAGCTACGATAACTTTTAAAATAAAGAATGGGTTTCATTTCTTTATCAAACCGTTTTCGTTCCTGTTTTACAAAGGGAATCATATAAACAATTCGAAAGAGAATATTCCAAAGAATGAGGGAGACAAGCGCAATGATTTTTGGAATCAATAACTTTACCCATTTGAACAGCCCTCTGGCTGATTGCTTCCATACCTGTTCCCAATCAATCGCTTTGCGACCTTTCCAACCTCTTTTAAAAATCTGCTGAAGAAAACTCTTGCTTTTTAGCAACCGCTGATACTGCCTTAAAAAATACGGCTGGAAGAGTTTGAATAGGTAATAACCTGCGACTCCTAAAAAAAGGAAGGTATTGAGCCAACTGGCTCGAATCACTTGGATAAGGGTATAAAACACTACTTCAAATAACTCAAACAAACTACTACCCCCTCACACCTTCCAAGAACCATTCCATTTTTCGAGTATAGAAGCTCGAAAAGAGAAATATGTGAAACTGTAGCCTTGGAGAGGCTTTCTCATAACGGTTAAAGTAATTTTCTAACCATTTCTCCCCATCCAACTGAAGAACATTCAATCGACTAGATCGACTTTGTTCTAAGTAATTGGTCACCTGAAGAGATTCTGCAATCAATTCATCAGACAGATAATTGTATTTTTGTCTTGCCATTGTTGCACTCCTTTCTTATTATCTCTTAATTCCCCTCTATTCTAAAGGATAATATCAAATTCTTTGTTAAAGGGACAAAAGATATTATTGTATAAAAAGTTGTATAACTTTTTATACAATAAATAGACAATAAAAAAGCACACAAGTGTTCTTGTATGCTTTCAATCCCTTTAGAATGGGGAATCCGCATCCATTGGTTCAGGATAGGATGTAGGAATAGAACTTGGTGTTGGCGGATAAAAGCCCTGTTGTTCCTGCTTACGTCGATTAGATGCTTCCTTATTTTCAAGGAAAGTGATTCCTCCTTGTTGGTTTGGGGAAATAAACTGATACGTCCGACGTTGACCTTGTTCATCGTTATATGGTCGTTGGATAATTTCTCCTTTTAAGAGAATTGGAGAGCCCTTAGATAGACTCTGAGCCATAAATTCTGCTTGTTTTCCGTATACTTGCACATGGAAGAAACTAGAAATTGGTTTATTTGTATCATCATTCATACTCGAATCACAAACAAACTCAAATTTGAAACTGGCATGACCATTTTTAGTTTGACCTACTGCATCGCTTGGGATGAATGCAACACGTCCAGAAGCGATAAATACTTGCATTTTTTCTCCTTTCAATAAAGACCACAAGAGAGTTATACCCCAGCTTGTGGTCATCCTTTCATTTTAGTTCATCAAGTTAGTTTTCTTTCGACTTACGAAGACCTGCAAGACTCAATAATCCCAAAATCATTCCCACAACTGGAAGCATGCTTGCTGATGTTCCAGTATTTGGAAGCGATGGCTGCGGTTGTGGCTTGCCTGGTTCTTTAGGATCTGGTTTCGGAGGTTCTGGCGTTGTTGTTGTAACTTTTGCCGTCATCTCTTGTCCATTGACAATATTGATAAAAGTATTCTCAACTTCTCCAGCTGCAATACGCTCTACTTCGATGTAGAAGTCCGCATCGAAGCTACCCTTGACTCCTAAAGAGTTTAGGAAGTCCTGGTTGATAACGTAAGACCATTTGCCTTCCTTTTCGTTCCATTTAACGGTCACAATTTTCTTAAGGAAGTTAGGATCCGTATCCTGGTTCACCTCAAACAAGAAGGCATAAGCTGTACCTTTGGCAATCTTGTCTCCTGCCTTAACCACTTTACCGTCAGACAAGACTACATCATAAGGAAGAACCAGGTCTTTTTGAGCAAGGTATTCTGTCCCTCGAATAATACCAGACCAATTACCCGTATATCGATCATGCTTCAAGTCAAGCATATCAATACCATCATATTGGAAGAGGCTATCATGTTTGGTTGGAACGGTTACACCGTCAAGTAGATAGCGGATGTATTGGCCAATCTGTACTTCTTGGCCGTCTAGGATTTTCTTATTATCCTTTTGATCCAAGGCATGTTTCTCTGGCTTCACATCAGGAACCGAGACAGTTACAAGGTTTGATTGATAGCTATTGCCAAAGTCGATTTGCTTAAAGCTATTTTCAACTTTCTCCCCTGCTTTAACCAGGAGTTTAGCTGGGAGATCAACAGTAACATTCTTATTTGGTTTCACGTAGTTTTGATAGAAACTCTTGGAATCTTTTGCTACCCAGAGATAGAATTCACCCCTCGGATTCAAGTTCAATTCCTTCAGGATTTTATTGATTGCATCTGTACGTCCTTTGTCTGAGAGCACGTGATACATATCAAAGAGATCTTTCACATCTTTTCCTGCAGCGGTCATCTTGATCTTGCTGTGGTCAACTGTGAAGGCTTTGTCTTGAACATCATCCAGGATTCCAAACTTCTTACCAAGTGCTTGCGCTGAAGCAAGTGTTTTGGTATATGGGCTGTAATCTGTCATCAAGCGGAAGGTCACGTTGCGATCAAATGTTGTCGCTGCGTTTATATTCTTACCAGAACGATCCAGAACAGCTTTGACTGGTTTTGGTGGTTTTGGTGTGTAGTTGGTAACAGTATTTGAGTACACCTCGTAGTTATTCACTAACACTTTATAGGTGTTATCATAGAAACCTTTATCATAGACTGGCTTCCAAGTAATCACAGGAGCTTCTAAGCGTTTCCCTTCGTAAATTGCAGTAAAGGTGTAAGTATTCCTTCCTGCATCGTAAGCAACGCCCCATCCTGCTTTCTCTGCAGCTGCCTTTGTAACAGCTACATCAGGAACTGCTCCAGCTTCGAGTGGATCAATGATGGTAATCTTGTCCCCTTTTTTAAGGTTCGCATAGATATTTTTATGGGTCAATGTATAGGTCTGAGTAGCGTTTTTAGCTACTGTTTGCCCATCTGTGTTAGTCTTATCTGTATCCGCTACAGATTTGCTGACAACTGGCTTATATTGTAACTTGTAGCCGTGATAACTTGCTGATAATTTCTGATTTTTCGTCTCAGAAATAGTTTTAAGCGCTAAAGCTGGTTTTGCTGGATTTTTCGCATTGACCAGGTTAGCACTGATTGAATCAGGTTTGACAGGTTTCACAGTTGTTTTAGTGATAGTTGCAGTAGCTGGAACTTCAACGACTGGCGCTACAACCTTTGTATTCAAAGCAAACCAATAGGTTTGGCCATTTGGACTTTCTGGTCCATCCCATTGAATAAATTCGGTTGTGAAGGCTGTCCCTTCCTTAAAGACTCCAAGAGCAGCACCCTTGTACTGATATGCTGAAGAGGAAGTATCCCAAAGATGACCTACCTCTTCCTCACGGTTATAGTCTTCTGCATAAACATAGCCATAATCCTTGTTTTGAGTAACAGTTGATCCATTGATTTCAACATGTGTCCCATTGATGGCTTTTGCGCCTTCCCACCCGATAGGGTTGTGGTTTAGAGACGAGTAGGTCAAGGCTGCAGGTGTCTTTTCAGATGCCTTGAAAGCTACTTCTTGGCCGTCCTCATTGTAGTAGTAGGTATCTGTAACCAGGAAGTTCATGTAGTCCGCAGCTCCACCTGTTCCATCATTTCGAGCTACTACAAAGCCTTCTGTTGGATCATTCAAGACATAGACATCGTTTAGGCCCGTTTTACCTTGGTTTACAATTTGAAATTTTCGATGGATACGAGAAATATTGTGTTGTTTCCCATCCTCGGTTGTGACTGTTAAGCCGTTTAACCCAGTATAATCAATTTCTGTTGTCCAACCATTGCCCACATCTTTGTATTTCAAGACTTTGGTTGAGTCTAGAACGCGAGAGTACCCAGATCTGCCACTTGATGAGGCGATATAATCCGTAGTCAGTTCTTCTGCTCCTGAAGCTGTAGACTTCACAGTTGCTTCAGGATTAGCGGTCGAAAGACTTAGAGCTTGTAGTACAACTTCTTTTGTGTATCCTTCAGTGCTTGTTTTAGACTGAAGATCGTTGTACTTCTTCTGCCATTCAGCTTGGGCCTGCTTAGCTTGATTATAAGCTGCCTGGTTTTGTTTGGCAATTTGGTTAGCCTCATCTACTGAGGAAACTTCTTGGGTTTTAGAACTGAGAAGTACACCTGATTTTTTCAATTCAGCGAACTTACGGTCAGCATCTTGATTGACTTGTTCACTAGCATTCTTCTTCTCTGTATAGGCAGCCATGATGGCTTTGTTAAGCTCCACTTTGCCTTTTGCAGTTGAAATAGCTTGGTCATTTAGTTTCTTCAGCGCTTCTACTTCTGCAACTGAAGAAACCGTACGTGTAACGACTTTAACGTCAACCTTTTCTTTCTTCAGCTGTTCAGATGCGCTTTCTACCGCTTTGTTTAGAGCAGTAGCTTGTTCAACAGTAGCATCATACTTAGCTTTTTCACCCAGGTATGTTGTTACTGCTTGTTGGTTATCTGACAAGACCTGTTTAGCTGTTTGAGTAGCTTTCTTGTTTTGGTCTGCTGAACCATCTGTGGCAGTCGAACCTTCATTCGTCACTGCGACAGTTGTTTCCCCTTCATGTTTGGCTTTTTCATCAGCTACAAATTGATTGTTAGCGTGAATAGCTTCCTGTGCTTCCTTGAAAGCTTCGTTGTTTTGAACTTGTTTTGTAGTTGTGGCTTCAAGTTCCTGAACTTGTTTATCCTGATCATGTTTGATTTCAGACTTAGATTGTTCAAGACTAGATGAAGTAGTGTCTGTACCTTTGTCAACATTTGGTGTTTCAGATACAACTACTCCAGCTTTTTTAGCCTTGTCAGCAGCCTTTGTGACTGCTCCATTATCAATCGCTACAGACTGGCTTCCTGTTGTTTTGCCAGCTTGTTTAGCGTATGCGTTGTTGTCGTTTTTAGTTTCAGGCTGTACTGCTTCATCCGCCAATACAGAACCTGCAGAGAAGGCTACAATACCTGCAACTGCAATTCCTGATACTAGGCCTTTAGCCCATTTTTTCTTACGGAAATATCCGTGTCCTTGTGTTTTTTCTGTCATTTAATTGTTTCCCTTTCCATTTCACCTTAAAACATTTTCTTCTTGTAGACGTAGCTGACTGCTGTCAACAACATGGCTCCAATAGCACCCAGAATGCTTTCTGCAGTCCCAGTGTTTGGAAGTGTTTTGAGTTTGCCTTCTGAATCAGTAACAGAGATAGTCTTATCTTCGTTAACTGTTCCACCAACTTCTTCTGGAGCCACTACAGAACCATCTGAAAGGACTACGTTTCCGTTTTGGGTGCTAACAATAGACGCACCTGTATTTGTTTCAACGGGCTCTTTAGTTACATCATGGACAACCTGTCCAGTTGATGTAGATGTTGTCCCAATTTGTGACTTTCCTTGCTGATTTGCTTGATCAGTAGTTTTTGGCTTTTCATCTGGAACACCATCTAAGCTACCTGCGTTATCTTTATCTTGCGCCTTATCTGAAGGCGCTGGTTTATCAGCTGGCACTCCGTCAAGACTTCCTGCGTTGTCTTTGTCTTGTGGTTTATCTGATGGTGTTGGAACACCATCGAGGCTACCTGCATTATCCTTGTCTTGCGCCTTATCCGAAGGTGCTGGTTTATCAGCTGGCACTCCGTCAAGACTTCCTGCGTTATCCTTGTCTGAGGGAGCTGTTGGATCAACTGGAGTAACTGAAGGCTCTGTTGACTGATTTGCTGGAGCCTCTGTTTCTGTTGAAGCGCTTGGTGCTGTCGGCGTAACTACTTCTGTTGTTGGAGCAGAAGAATCAATTGGTGCAAGTTCATCAGCTGATACAAATCCAGCTTGTGCTAATGCGAGTGTTGATAGTGCGAGTGTAGTTAATACTTGTTTCTTGTTCATTGTGATTTTTCCTTTTCTAATTTTTAAGATAATTTGATTCTTTTGGTTCTGTTTCTACAACAAATCCATATTTTGAAGAATCAGAAGTTTTTACATCAAAAGTTAATCTAACACTAGATGATTTATCCCCTCTTTTGACAGACAGGATATAGGAAACCGTATATCTTTGAGTTTCTGAATCATAATTCAATTTCTCTAAAATAACGGACTGTAAAATTCCTTCTTTTGGTTTAGTAAATTTTGCATCACCTTCAGAAAGAAAATCTACTAGGTTTTCTTTTTTGCCCGAGTAATAAGAAGGTAAGAAATAACGGCTAAAGACATCAACTTCATTTTTCGTTGAAATGATGAGTTGAGTATTTTTTTGTTCCTGATATAAGAAATTTACTTTTTCGGACTGACTTGATAGTTGAGCGAAAGCAAAAAATACGCAAACGATATTTATCACTGACAGCACTCCCAAAACACCTAAAAATAGATAAATTTTCTTCAGAGAAACTGACTGCTTTTGAGCTATAGGAGGTGCAACAGTTGTTTGACCTCCTGCTTTTAGATCATGTGATGGACGGTTTGGCTGTGAAAGAACCGCCAGCTCACCTTCAGCTGGGAAAAGAGGAAGAGAAGAATCGGACAATCCCATACTTTGTTTATATACAGGATAAATCTGGTTCTCAAAATACTCCCTTTTTTCTTGATAGCTGTAATTCGCAAATTCAGAGCGAGTAAGTATCGCTTGAATGAGGGGAAGCAGGAGATTTTCATAGTCTTCAGTAATCAGAAATGGACTAGCGTAAACCTCTCCTTCTGTTACCACGTTTTTCCCTTCCAGATGGGCGATTGCCACTTTTTTCAGCTGAAACTGACCATACATCTGTTTCAACTCTCTAAATAACAACTCGGCCTGTTGAAATGTTAGGTAGGGTAAACTTTTTGAAATCGGCTGAGAAAAATCAGAAAGATGACCCAATCCCTCAATGATATCAAGTAATTCACTATCATCTTCTGGACCTCTTCCATCTTCCCAGGAGATTTCTAAAAATAGATCATCTGTAATCGTACAGCAACCTTTATTAAAGAGTGAAAAAGCCATAAATCACCACCCCTTAACTTTTCACGAAATCAAAAATCCATTCAATAATACTTGGTCCCGCTGAAACACCAATAATTGCAATTGCAATAGACACCCAATTTTTTTTCATTGAAGCTTTTAACTCCCGTCCACCAAACGCATAAATGAGCGAAGTGACAACGGCAGCTAGACCAAATAGCGCAACACTGACTAGCTGAACTTTTGTAATTCCTTGTCTTGCCAAGTTATCCGACTTAGCAAATGGATCGTCCGCATAGACTGTAGATCCTGTTAGGAATAGGGAAAGGCTCAATAAAAACATCTGTGATTTTGTTTTTACTTGCTGAAGTTGTCTTGTCAAATAGTTTTTCATAGAAATCCTCCTTTGTTTTTTTGACAACGTTAGTATAATAGATAATTGAAAAAAATTTTTTAAAGGGACAATCATTTTTTTTAAGGTGAATTTTAAGAAAATAATGCTTCACCAAATGACCTATTTTCAGTTTCGACGTCGAACAATATTTCTCTTTTATCTTCACGGTGATGCTCATCTGGTGCATCACCCTCTACCCAAAGATGAAAATGATACTCTTGGTTGTGATCGGATAAGTTCAGAAACTCTTTAGAAATTAAAGGAAGCACCTTATGCTTAATCACTCTTTCCAGTGGCCGTGCGCCATCCTTTATATTTGTTCCTACATCCAATAAATAAGTAACCAAACTTTCTTCATAAGAGAGAGTCAACTTTTGATTTTTCATTCTTTCTTCGATTTCTGATAGTTGTTTGACAATAATTTTCTTATTCACTTTCTCGTCTAACATGTTGAAAATTAATTTATATTCAATTCGATTGAGAAATTCTGGTCGGAATTTAGTTTCTAACTCCAACGTCATGCTCTTTTCAAACTGACCTTTATCCCTATCTGTTAGTTTTTTAAAATTCCCTTTCAATTCATACTGCTTAACAATTTTTTCAGCACCAATATTCGTAGTAATAATAATGATTGTATTCTTAAAGCTCACTTGCCTTCCAGTTGAATCAGTCAAGCGCCCTGCATCAAGCACTTGCAAAAATAAATCTACAACTTCTGAATGTGCTTTCTCCACCTCATCTATCAGAATAACGCTATATGGTTTTTGTTTAACCTTCTCAGTCAATTGTCCTTTCGTTCTAGTTTGACGATCGCCAATCAGCTTTGTTATATCTCCCTTTTGTTTATACTCAGACATATCAAAGCGAATGATTGCTTCTTCATCATCAAACATTCCCTCTGCTAATGCCAAAGCAAGCTCTGTTTTTCCAACGCCAGAAGTTCCTAGAAACATAAAGGAGGATAGGGGCTTTCTTTGATCCTGTAAACCAGCTTGTGCAACAGTTATAGCATCCACAACAGCCTCTACAGCCTCATCTTGGCCTTTAACACGTCGTGACAGCTTTTCTTTTAAACCATCTAATCTTTCCTTGTCACCTTTCAAAATCGTCGTAACAGGAATACCTGTTTTATTTTTCAGCACCTCTGCAATTTCTTGCTTCCCGACATGAACCAATCCATTTGTAGAACAAATAGTCGCTGCTTCATCTATCAAGTCAAAGGCTTTATCAGGTAAAAATTGATCAGGTATGTAGCGGACAGATAGCAGTACAGCTTGTTTTACAGCATCCGAACTAATAGACACTTGGTGAAAGTTTTCGTAAATAGTTTTAGCTTGTTCAAGAATTTCAATCGCTTGAGGAGTTGTTGGTTCAGGAACCATAATCGGTTGCATCCTTCGCTCCAGCGCTCGGTCCATTTCGATATATTCATGAAATTCATCTAAAGTAGTTGCGCCAATCAATTGGATCTCACCACGTGACAAAACTGGCTTAATAATATTTCCAGCATCCAGAGCCCCTTTATCTGAACCTCCAGCTCCAACAATCGTATGAATTTCATCAATAAAGAGAAGGTTTTCTCCTTTGGTTTCTACCATCTCCTCAATAATTTTTTTAAACTTAACAATAAATCCTCCATCTTCATCTGACATTAAACTAGATAATTCCAGAGAACGTACGGTCAAGTTTTTTAATTTTGGAGATACCTGGTTTCGTAAAATGGCTAAAGCAAATCCTTCAACAATAGCTGTTTTACCAACCCCAGCTTCTCCTACCAAAATTGGATTGTTTTTGGTTCGTCTGAGAAGGGAGGTTTGAACGGCTTCTACTTCTTTATCACGGCCGTACACCTGATAATCTTCTGCTTTTTTTGAAACTTTTTCTGTCAAATTATCTGTATAACGATCTAAATAGGGTGTTTTTTTCTTTTCTTCAGTAGTCACACTTAATCACCTCTTTCTTTTACTTCCTTGATTTGAAGAGTAAGCTTATCTTTTATTGCATCCACAAATTCTCGTGGATTGATTGTCCCTTCTCCAATCTGAGATAGAAACATTTCCCAGCCTCCTGTTGTCTCTGGATCAGAGAACTCATTGTCATAGAGATAATTGATCAGTAGATAGGCTTTGTTGGTAGGCGTTAGTTGACCTGTTTTTTTATCTTTGACAACATAGCCCTTGCTCTGAATTTTTTTAATGATTTCTCCTCTAGTGGCTTGGGTTCCCAAGCCATATTTAGGAAATATTTGGCCAATCAATTGGCTTTCAGTTAATCGTTTAGGTGGTTTTGTTTCACCCCCTACAATCTGAACCTGCGTATCAATTTCATCTCCCACTTGATAATCAGGAACTTCAACAGGACCTCGTACCTTTCGTGAACTCCATTCAGCCCATCCTAATTTATGAAGCGTTCTACCCTTTGTTTTAAAAACAAGACCATTATTCTTTACTTCAATTGTTTTGGTCGAATAATAACAATCATCTGCAAACATCAAGATTGCCTGCTTCACAACCGCTTCATAAATCAGTCGTTGGTCAGTCTTTAAATTTGAAAGGTTTGGAATTCTTTCAGTCGGAATCAAGGCTGAGTGGCTCGTACCAGATACTTTTTCATCATTGACATAATCTTCCCTAGGCTCCAAAAACGCTGGCTGAAAATGACAATTAATAGCCTTTTGATAGGCAGATAGATTTTCTTTTAAATCGTCAAATTCAAAACGACTGATATATTCTGAGGTCGGTCGTGGATAGGAGAGAAAACCTTCCAGATATAGTCCCTCAACAATACTCTCTGTTTTATCTGAGTCAAATTTCCAGGCACTTGCCGCAAAACTTTGTAATTCTGACAAGGTAAATAGCTGCGGAGCGGATTTCTGATGATTTTCTACCTCAACTGAAGAAATAACAGAGGTGGTTGATAACCCCCTTGAAGAGGCTAAAATAGCCTCACTATCCTTAGTTTTGTCTTTTGTTGTGAAGAATACCCCATTTTTCTTATCCTCCAGCTGAAGCTTCCAATATTTTTCTGGAGTAAAGTTACGAATCGCTAAATCATTTTCACAGACTAGTCTAATTGCAGGTGTCTGAACTCGACCAACCGATAGATGGCTACCTTTTGTTCGAGGGAGTTGTCCTCTTGCTTGAAGATCAATCGTTGCAAGAGGTGATAAGTTCATTCCTACCAACCAATCACTTTGTGCACGTGCTTCAGCTTCCAAATAGTAATTATAGGTTTCTGAAGGTTCCTTCAATTTCTGAAAAGCTTTTTGAAGAGCTTTCTTTGTCATGGAGCTTGCCCAAAGACGTTTCCAAATTTTCTCCTTTCCCCCTGGTATGTGCGATAAAATAGAGTACGCAATCCGTTCTCCTTCTCTATCAGCATCCGTCCCAATAATCACTTGATCCGCTGTTACCACTTCATCATAGATTCTCTTGAATTTTTCTCTTGAATTCTTGTCCTCTTTGAGATGTTGCTTAAATGAAACATTTGTCAGAGGTAATTTATCAAGTGACCAGTTGTCTGGTTCACTGTATTCAAATAGGTGACCTTCAGCAGCCACCACATGAATTTCAGCTGGAAAATAGAGTGATTGCCTGATAACATAGACACCTTTCTTTTTACTAAATTGTCCCAAAGCTGTAGCATAAGCTTCTGCCTGTTTCTCTTTTTCAGCCAGAATAACTATAACCATATCATTCTCCTTCTACTTCATTTTCTGTCATTGTAAGCTATAATTAAAAAATATTTTGTAAAGGGACATTGACACAGAGTAGAACGAGTTCATATCAAAGAACAACACAAAAAGTTATATAACTTTTTACACAAAAAAGAGGCTCACAAAGAGCACTCTTTCTATACTTTAAGCCCCTTCTTTGGGCTTTGGATAAAATTTTGATTTTGTCCCACCTGTCTATTCAACTGATAAGGCTTTGTATGTTGTTCAACACTTTTTACAATCTTAGATACTGTTCCATGAATCCGTTTCATAGATTGCGCTAGTTGTTGATCATCAAGAGAGGTCAAATTATCAGTCCAAATTGCCATATAGCGAATGGCTTTTTCAGAGGTATCTAACCCAAAATGATTAGAAACGAGATAACTTGTCATCTCAGCTTCAAGTTCTCTACGGTCTTTTGAGACATCTTCCTTATACGAGTTAGCAAATTTAGGGTTATGTAGACTAGCATGCGCCAACTCGTGAATAGTAGTTGCAACCACTTCTCCAGGAGTATTATCTGGATTCAAAAGTATCTTTTGTTCATCTGGATAAAAAGATCCTTTCGCACTTCTCAACTCTTTTGCATCGTCTTGATAGATTGTTACTCCAATATTCTTAGCATAGTCTGAAAGTCCTTCAAGCACCTCTTTTGTACGAATATGATCCATATTAAAGTTATAGTGACGATTTGGCATCGCTTTTGGATAAAATTCAGGCTTCAAGGTTGTTTGGGACAACTCAAATACTTTATACGTAGCGAATTTAGTTAAGCCTGTGTTTGAATCTCTTTCTTGGAAGAAGCGAGATTTCAATTTTCCTTCTTTCTTTAGAGCCTTTTCTTCAGGTGTCGCTTCAGAAAGTCTTTTATATTTTGGATTGCCTTTTCCATTTTTTACCTGATTTCCATTTTCATCCAGTACAGGAATCATTTCAACCATCATAGGTCTAAACAAGGTAATATGTGATTTTTCTCCTGTCTTAACCGAAAGATTGTTATGGACAACTTCTCTTGTTCGACCTGTTTTTTTATTGGTGTAGGTATTTCTCGTTTCAAATACCTGATCTGAAGTAATCCCAAGAACTTCCCCCATTGATTGCCATTGATTATAGGTTGCGACTGCACTCGCTCCTGGCCACTGTTCCTGAATCAAAGCGACATTTCTAGGTGAGAGCTCTGGGAACTTACTCATAAAATTCAGATACTCTTCTAACCGTTCTGGTGTTTCTGTGTACTCTCTCACTTTTTGGAAAGCAACCTCACTCAATTCATGAGGCGTTAAAGCAGCATAATCAATACTACTTGAGTTTACTTCAGGGATCTCCAAATCTGAAATAGGTTCCTCATTCAGGATCTCCTCTACACGCTGAAGCAAATTAGTTTTAGTTTCTTGCTTAGAAGATTGAAAAGCTACCGTTTCTCTTGTATCAGGAGTTTGACCTTCTCCTTCTTCTGTCAATCGAGTCGATTCATTTGCTTCCTGGGAAATTTCCTTATTCACCTCTCTATTTTCCAGCTGAGAAAGAATTTCTTCATCCATCGATGCTAGTACAGATTGACCTTTGAGTCGACGATATCCTAACCCTAACATTTGTGAAATAGGTGTAGTCTCATCTCCAATATCATATCGAATTCCCTCTTTGATCATTTCACCCCCTGGAGCATAAACATCAAACTTAATTTTGGTAGGAGGAATATAGCCTTCAGTATTGCCTGCTGTTACTTGTTTCATTCCTTCTTGATGAATTGGATAAAAGTCCTGATTGGCCTTGTAAAGCTCTCTAGCAAAGTCTTGATAAGATATCAGCTCTGTCTCTTTAAACGGCAATTTCGGGCCATCTGGGCGATCCTCAGACCATTGAAGACGAATATGATAGTCATCTTTATAAATATGATCTTGATGCCAATCGCTATAAAAGTCGGAATTTTTATCCAGTAGATTATCTTCTCCTGCTGCAGCAACAATATGGTCAAATTTATCATTGTACTGTTTCGCATAGTCAAGATACTGATTCCAGGCTTGATGAAATTCTTCTGGAGTTTTTGAGATATCACCTGGCACGCCTAAATTATAGACAGTATCTAAGACTTGAGTAAACTTATTCGCATCAAGTAGGGAGTTATTCAGTGTATTCTCTGGAGCTGGTGGTTCAGGTTCTTCAGAAACCTCCTCATACTGCTTATTTTTTAAGATAGATAACATTTCCTCGCCACCATCTTTAACATATTCCTCATTAATCGATAGCCGTTCAATCTGGCCATCACGTTCACGGAATACGCCAAGAATAGGTGTTTTATCTACCGTCTCCAGTTCCTTGGTAAGTTTTGTCCGAGACTTAAAAACTGATATTGGAATATAGTTTTCTTCCTCTAACTCTTTGAATAACAAGATAATATCTTTATCATCAGACTTTATAAGACTATCAAAACGTCCATCATATCGCCTAAGATCAGTTAAATCATCAAAATAGAAAGATGTACTTTCTGTTGCTACTGAAAGATCTGATAAGACCTTTAGTTTGTCAAAAGCTGCATCATTATTAGCCAATAAAATATTATCAAAATGCCCATTTCCTTCTGCAAAATCATGTAAAGTTTTCTCGGGTGTCTGCCCTAATGCAATTGGTTTAATTCCTGTTAGGTGCATGAAGTGCTTTTCTTCAAAATGAACTTGTACAGTCTTATCAGGGGTAACATAATAAATCTTTGAGTTGGCCAACTCATCCAAATAATACTGTGCTGCATTTTGCAAAGCTAGTCGACGGATTGGACGATTCAATTTAGTTAATTCATCTAAGGAAATAGAGTGATAGTAGCCATCGTTACTTGACTGAAACTCTTCATTTATGGTAAAATAAAGTAAATGAGAGGATGTCGTAGGACGACTGGTAACAGAGCGTTCAAAGGTGCCAGCTTTTGGTACGGGTGTGGGACTGCCTTCAGCTTCGGGCTGTAAAGACCCCAGACTACCACTGGTCCTCTCGTTTTTTTGTTGCTCAAAAATCATATCTAGCTCTTGAGATTTCTCAGGCGCTTTTTCTTTTTCTTCTGAAGCTTCCATTATCTTAATAGGATGAGTCTCAAGACGTGATATCAAGTTATCCAACAATTCACGGTTTAAAACCACTTCTCCCTCTTGTTCTTCCAGATAGTGGTACAGTGTATTTGGTGTTGTCACAAAACCATAGGTAAAGTCTCTTTTACCCGATTCAATCAATGGATACTCCAGCATTCGCTCAATCGATTGTGATAGATTATCAAGGGTTCTTTCATCATAATAGACGCCAAAACTGTTACTAGAAAGGCTTTCTATCTGCTTGTTAGTATTGTAGGCTGCTATTGCAAGTTCACCAATAAATCGGGTTGAAATATCTACTCCCAAAGTTCTCTGATGAGGTTTCAATGCTTGATACAAGGAATCTTGCTCAGGAGTCCCTTTTTTCTTGTATAAATCAGTCGTTTGATCATCAAGAGAGGTCAAAAGTGAATGAATAGGAGACAACACTTCCATTCGTTTAGCGTTGAGGTATTTAGTAGGATGGCTATTTCCTAACTTCGCAAAGACATCATATAGATAGAAATCTGGGGCAAATTCAATTGATAATTCTCCAGATTGAATCCGATTATTTAAACTCTTTGTTAATGCTTCGTTTTCCTGTTTTACCTCTTCATAGCTCATCAATCTCACAGCATTCTCCTCTGTAGTGGTAATAGATTCTTGATTATCTGGAGTCTGTTTTTCTTCAACCATCTTATCTATACGAGTCGGATCAATGACGACTGTTTTTTTATTTTCTATCGAAAACGTGAGATTGTCCCAATTTTTTTCTAACCACCCTGCTTCGCCTTGATTTTTTTCAATAGGCTCTGGTTGTGGTGAGATTGATTTTTCCTGATTCGAGGGCGTTAATCCTACATTTTCTTGCCTTTGTTTGGCAAGTAATTCATCCACCTTCAGTCTTTCCTCATCTGTTTTCGGATGATACTTGGTTTGTGAGGATAATTGAAACTCTCCTTCTTCAGTCAACTCCAGGGCAACTCTTCGTAACCCTTTTACAAAATACGTATTTGGTTGTTTTTGCCACTGGTTCACTAGCCCTTCATCAATTAAGGCTTGAGTTGCTGGTTGAATGCTCGTTTTACCCATTTGTTCAGATATGGCCTCAAGTCTAGTCAACTCTTCTTGATAGCGTTTGAGAGTAGCTTTGGTAAAGAACGACTCCCCACGTTTAGCTTTTTCTAACTCTTCACGGATTCTAGGTATATTTTGAACACTCATCTCCAGACCACTTCCCTGACGATTCAACCCCATTTCTTTCAAATGTTGTTGGTGCTCCAGGCGCTCTACTCGCTCTTCCTGTTGCCTAATCTCATCCATCTTTGAGAAGACTTGATCTTCTATTTGTTCTTGCTTACGTTTAAAGCTAGCACCTCCTCGCTTATCATTCATGGGTTGCCCATTTGTTAGCGCTTGGTGGGAATAAGCCCTTGAAATAGCCTCGTCTTGTTCACCCCTTAGTCGTTCCAATTTTCGACGTGCCTGTGCAAGACGACTGTTGTCAGGCTTTTCTTCCTGTTGATTCTTTAGAACATCATTCCAGTCCGTTTTATCTTGTCCTGGTCTTAGTTCTGGCAGATCTGAATTGATAACAGCTCCTTTTGCCTCTAATTCTTGAATGAATGTTCTACCTGCTTCATCATTATCTAAAGCTAGAGTAATCAAATCCGCATTTTTCCCATCTTCAAAAAAGTGATGATCAATAGCTACTTGAAGCCCGTCCGCTAATTGTTCAGGTGTCCATCTTAGCGGTTTTCCTGATATTTCAGCTTGAATTTGAGATAGATGACGGCCTATAGTCGATTCTTTCAAACCATCCATAGAGACTAATCTGACGTCCTGAAGACTATCTTTGTGCAATTCATAGTAGGACATTAAATCAATTGGACTCTCAGTGAAAATCAATCGTTTTGGACTGCCAATATCAACATGAATACCTGTCATAGGATCGGAGTTTTTCATAATCACTTTAGCATATCCATGTTTTGGCCACTTATCCCAATTCTCCTGTATTCCTTGTAAAGAGGCTCCAACAACTTCACCTGAAGAAGAAAGGGACTTGAAGACAATAACTGGCTCAATCGCATTTGTTGTAACTCCACCATTGCCTTCCGCAAAGTAGTCAAGTTTGGCGTTAGCTTGGGCTAAAACACCCTGTTCCAAAAAATAATCAATTGTTTCATCTGATAACCCACGTTGATTCCGTAGATAATCTCTTCCAGCTGAAAACGGCTGCTCGTATTTCTCAAGATAGTATTTAAAATCTTCTTGAGCTCTTTCAACCATTTGAAACTCTTTAAAATTTCCATCATTTAAAAAATCTACAGATTGGTTAAAATCCACTTCCTTTATCGTTTCAACTAAAGAAATCGCATCTCCTCCTGTATTTCTGGAGAACCATTTCCATAAATTCTTATCAGGCGATATAACTAGGCTATCATGTTCTTTCCATCGATAGTCTCGTCCAGATCGAACCAGCTCCATCTGAAGCTCGTTTGCAACATCCAAAATATCTCTAGAACGTGCAAATTCAACACGTTCTCTACGTGTTTTCCCACGTCCTGATTCTTGTTCTGTCATATAAAATCTCCTTAAAATCCTTCATACTGTGGTTTGTACGGCTCTTTCTCTGCTTGTAGAAACGTTTCTGGATCTAAGTGAACCAATTCCCCTACTGAAAAAGATTCAAATAGCTCAGAATTTTCCTTAAAGTCTAGAACCATTTCTAAATCAGAATTTCTTCCTTGACCCTCAAAATGTACTTGCTTGTTATCGGCATTCATTGCCGTAATTAACCATTCAGCTGAAAAGTCAAAGTCTTCAACTGCGACATCTGGAAATAATAACTTCATTTTTCTTCTCCTTTCTCTTTTTATCCTTCTATTCTATGTAATAATCGAAAAATCACAGTTAAAGGGACAATATAATTTCAAAAATGAGGCATATCTATAAGCAAACAATTTAAACAAAATAGGGTTCGACTTGAACAAATTTTCAGTTTGAAACTAGTTTCAGAAATAAAAAAAGCAATTATTTCTATAAAAATACTTGACGAACGTAAAGTATTATGATATACTATAACCAAGATAAAGAAAGGGAGAACAAAGTTCTCACGGTAAAACAAAATGATGCGTTATTATATCGAAGAAGCAGATAAACCGCTTTTAGAATTAAAAGTTGTAGGGACAGAAGGGAAGGAATGGCCTGAAGGTTTCAGAGAACCGACACTTCTGGAAAAATATGAGTTAGTAGAGAACTCAAATTTTTGGGATGACTTTGACCGCAGTTTTTATGAGGGCATCCTCGAAGAACTAGACATCGAATTTGATTTCACTGATGGAGATGCGAATTGGGATGCCACTTGGGATGAGGTCACTAAAGCTATCGAAGATTTAAAGAAAGCACAAGAAAGCAAATAAAAAAAGAAAGGGAGAGCAAAAAACTCTTATGGTAAAACAAAATGGCAACTTACAAAGAACATAAAGAAGCGTTGAGAAAACAAAAAGAACAAGCGCAAGCTATCCGCAACGAAGTATTTTCGGATAAAGCAGAAAAACTAGCAACAGACCTTGTGAGAATTTCAACCGGAGATGTTTATAAAATCATCCAAAAATTTGGTCGCAAGTATGAAGAAAGCACAATCATTAAAATTGAACCAGAAAATGTTCAACATCATATTGATGAAGCTAAAAAAGTTAGAGAACTTGCCGAAATTATGGCAAGCGTAATATAAAAATATAAATGGAAAGAGGTAATAAAAATGACTGAAGAACAATTAAAAGAAGCTCTTGTTGACCTCTACGAAGAGTTCAAAGAAGAAATGACTTTTGAAGAATTTGCTGACCGTCTGGACTTTTGGGTTGATAAAGATGATAGAATTTTAATAGAGGCCCGTGGAATGAAACCAGTCGAAGGAGTTAAAGAAGTAGGTCACGTAGATAACGGGGTGATATATGCGTATTAACACATCACAAGTTGAGGCGGTCTTGATGAACAAGGCTGTCTCAGCCTATCGTTTGAGCAAAGAAATAGGTATCCAAGAGAGTTCTATTTCTCTCTTGAGAAATGGCAAGAAAGACTTTAATAAGTTAAGTCTTGAGGTCGCTATGAGGGTTCAAGCATGGATAGATGCTGGTAACTATCGTTTTAGCTATGATTACAGCGACCTGATCCAGGAACTAGAAACTGACATGCTAGAGGGATCAACAGACGAATATCTCTATATCGTGAGAGGAGACTATATTGAATTGCTAGAAAAATGTCCTATCATTGACTACTACTATACTGCTGAAGAGATTGAGCAGGGAGATCTTGCAGAAAAAGTCTTGACTAGCTCAGTGCTTGCTGAAATGAAAGCAGATAATGAATTGTAAAAAAGCCGTGAAAAATCACGGCTTTTATTTGACTCCAAACACATCCCTTTATATACTGTGTCCTTTTTCTTCAAGTTCTTGTCTCTCATCGCTTCTCTCACGTTCCATAAGAGCTTTTTTATTTGCACGTTGGGCCCTTTGAAGAGAATTCGTCAAATTTCTCATGAAATCTGTATTGATGATTGCTTTACCTTGGGATTGTTGGATGTTTTTTCTTTGCAGGTTCTTCCTTTCTTGCATTTTATGTGAAACAACTTGAGCTAACTGACTTTTCTGATCGCTTTCTTCCTCTGGCAATATTTTTTGATAGAGTGATTTGAGTTCAGAAAATCCTTTCGCATTCTCCTGTTTTAATTTTTGAATAATCGCTTGATCAGTCGTTTGTGAAATTTCCTTGTTTCGACTGTAAATCTGATTTTTCAGCTGAAAAATTGAGATATGGGTCTGTAGCTCTTCTATATAGCTATCTTTCGTCACAGGATAGCCCTTTAGAATAGTCAGCACTCCTTCATCTTGAAGAGGTTGAACTGCCACTAATTCTAGCTTCAAACGTTTAATAGGTGCTTGAATTGCTAATGAATCAGCCTTTTCTACTGAAAATGAAACACTATCTTCAAACTGGTTAGCAAGAGATTGTTTTAGAAATTGATCTGCTTCACCTAGTTTATAATTTGGGGTCAGTTGCAATTCAGTCAGCTTCAGTCTTTGAAGAATCTCCTTCTTTTTTAATTCAACAAATGGCTTATCGATTTCAAGTGGTTGAATTTGATCAAAAAGAGTTTTACGAACTAATAAACTACTCTGCTTTTCCTCCAATAAACTCAATTTTAAAGCATAGCGAAATGTTCCTAGCTCTTGGCGTTCTTTTAATGATCGATCACTTTTCTTTTTAGCTGCTTCTACAAGTTCTTTCAAATCAGCTGAAGAAAATAGCGATAAGTCCCTTAAACTAAGTTGCTTCTGTAGTAAGTCTTCTTTCATCTGACTCACATCATAAACTAATTCCGTAACAAATTCAGGACGTCCCAAACCTGTTCCGTATTTATCATAAGCAGCATAGACTGGTTTTGTGATTTCAAGAGGTTTCGCCCCATCTTTTAGATCATAACCCAGTTTTTTCCAGGCATCTAGTGTTTTGATAACACTTGCATTGGGATCCTGGGCTAAAATTAATTTTTGATTCTTTACTGAGAAATTGGCCAAATTTTTTTCCAGCCGAACGTCAGCTATTTCAGGAGCATTCTCACGAAATAGGTGCAAGATCTTATTTGCTAGTCGTTCTCTCAACTCCTTCTCTCGATTCACTATTAATTGCTGCAGATGATAGCCTGCAGCCTCCTGTTGTGTTTTCTCAACACGACCATCAAGTTTCCGAATCTTTTCGTAGGTTGATTTTTTTTCAGCTGAATAAGCTCCTCTATAGGTTTCTAGGAAGTCCTTCGTTTCTTTCAGGAATTCTTGATAGAGCTCTTTCCCATCATTTTCTAAATAGGAATCCAGAAAGCGGTCGATGAAGAATTTACTGACTGCAAAATCTCTTGCATTTGATCCATAACGCCATTTTTTATCCATTGGCAAATGGTTGTAAGCCTGCTCCAAAAAATTTTTTTCAGCCGAAGAACGAACCTTCTGATCTCTAAATACAGAATTAATCAATTCACTTCTGATATTCGCCAAGATTTGTTCTCGTCGAACAATCATTCCTCTAGTCTGTTCATTCAACAGACCATGAAAAACATCACTTTTAAAACGCTCAATAGTTTTCTGGGAAAAGTTTCCTCTAAATTCCATTCGTCCACGAGGTCGATAAAAAATTTTTTCTCTTGCAGATTCAACTTCAGATAAACCAAAATGCACATGAATATTGTCCGTGTTCAAGTGAATATTGGCCCACCAAAATGATGAGTCGGATAATCCTTCTTTTTCAATCAACCTTGGCAATGCTTCACGTATGACCGACTTGATAGCTTGCTGATCAACTTTTCCAGTTTCTAAATCGTATAATCCTTCATTGGCCAGAAAATCATTATCAAAAGAGATAACACCTTGCCATAGAAGAGAACCATTTTGATAAGCTTGTTCTAACTTACTTTTCAATTCAGTTACTTTGCTACGTTGCAAGTAATTGGCCTCTTTTGTAAAAATCGCTGTCATCTCTTCATTTTGATTTTCAGTAGCATAAGAACGATTCATATAATCGATGTATTCCTGGAAATTAAGTTTTGTTTCTGGGACTTCAGCTTGGATTTTTTGTATTTCATCTTCAGTTAGAGACTCAATATTTTGTCTGTGTGTTTCTAAATTTAATTCATTATCAACCTCGACAGCTTCGTCTCTATTGGTGTAGTCTACAAACCCACTATTTGCTTCTGTATATTGCAGCATGAAGGTAATACTTGGACTAGAAGACACGTTCATTATTTTCCTCTCTTTGAATTAAAATAGTCCATTTTTTCTTAAAAGAGCATAGTCTTTTAATAACGGTTGTAATTCTTCAGGTTCAACTTGAAAATCATTGATCCATCGTCCTGATTGAGAAATATGTAATTCTTTTTGCTCTTCAACAAATTGCATGGGAATCAACAAGATATTTGGTTTTTCTAACTCTGAACCACTTTCTCGTTCTAAAAAGGCGACAATAAAATCTTGATTTCCTTTTGTCCTCAATTGCCAGTGATGGGAGTTCCCGTTTTTCCTTTTATACAATGAGCTGTATTTTACATCAATCGTTAGACCATCTAGCCAAAAATCATATACTGGATTATTTTTCTTGAAATACTTATTCGCATCCGTTGCATCTGGAACATACTTTTGAAAAAGCTCCTCGGCCATTCCCCCGAGCTTAGCTGTCCTAGAACCATACTGAATTTTATCTTGAGTTTTAAGGCAGCCACTCTTTATTAATTTCAAATGAGCTATATGAGTAGGTAGCCCTGACTGTTTCACCGCTTCATGAAAATCTCCTGTTTCTAAATAGATCTCAACAATATCTACCATTTACTGTACCTCAATGAGAATGTTTGATAGTTTGACCACGTGCAATATCTTCTTGCATGACATCGTTGATTCTTGCCATCAATTCATGCTGTGTAGGATCCAATCGTGAATGAATAGATTCCAATTCTTGAACATCAAAATCATCTTTCGTAATAGCATGAAAGTTGGTTAGTGTTAGATAGAGAATTTGATCAAGTTGACGATGAATTGCCTTGTTGTCATTTCCAGAATCAAAGGTATCCCCCAAATTTTTTTCCAGCTGAGTCAGTCGCTCATAGAAATTTTTTCCTTCTCCTAATTCAATAAAAAGTTTATAAAAAACTTCAATCAAAGTGACAAGTGTTGCTGAATTATTTCGATACTGTTTCTGCAAAGCTGACGATTGTTTCAAGTAGGATTTTATTTCCTTAAATTTTTCATGTGTTTCTTCGCTAAAATATAAGCTAAGTCTTGGATTCATTTTTCCCTCCTCAAATTTTCTGAGATGATCCTGTCAAATAATTGATTTTATATCCTGGTTGAATATTAAAGATATACACATCAAATGAGATCTCATCATCTTCAATACTTTGTGCTTCCATACGAACTCCTCTAGCAACTAATTCCACATTTCTAAAGATGGGAGTTACTCGATAGCGAACATGATGGTTCGTATTTTTTATGTAGTTAGCAATTTTATTTTCATAGTAGACCATTGATGATTGTTCATCTTCAAAATTTGCATTTAAAGCACGTGTACCTGTAAATAAATTTTTAGCATTCGCATTTTCTCCACTTAATTGAAAACCGATTAAGTGAGAACGATTATATAAATAATCTTCTTTCCCGTTGAAAATTATTTTTTTATTTTTCCACCCTGTCGGTGTGACAGACGAAATAGATTCTCTGTCTTCTGTTGGCATCAATTCTTTTCCCAACATCGCTTCAGCAATTCCTACACGATTTAAAAAATCTAGATCAGAATATTTTTCCCAGCTGCCATTTTCTAAACTCAATTCGCTCTTTGTAAATTGTGATTTTTCATTGACGACAATCACCTGATTTTTTCCATCATACTCCTTCGATTTCAAATCATCATTTTTCAGAGTAGGATTCAAATTTGAGTCGGAATTTTTTTCTTCAGCTGAATCGGCTATGTTCAATTGATTCGGGATATCATTTTGTGTTAAGCCAGATTTGATAGCATTAAAATTGTTAGGTTGTACGATAAAGATTGCAAGAAAAATGAGAATGATGAACAGAGATTTATTCTTCTTCATTGTTAAACACCACCTGACCGTCGTTCAGCTTCAAGTGCAGATACATCATCCATAAAATGTAACCAATTTGTAGTTAGATCATTTACAATATCTTGTTTAACATTTAAAGCTGAAAGAGAAATTTCATTCTTCAACATCAAATCTAAAATCTGACTTTGTTGTTCTTTGATGACAGATAATGTTTCCGCAAATTGGTTATTGTACAAATTCAATCCGTCATTCATTACGATATTTTGAACTTGCGATAACATAAACTCATTAAAGCTTGGATAGTTATATTTTTTGGAAATATCTCGAAGTTGTTCAAACATATCATCAGGTATATTTCTGATTTTGATTTCTTTAGGCATCACTTTCCACCTCTCCTTCATACTCTAACCAACGTGAAATATGATCGCCAAAACGATTCATTTTTTTTTCAAATTCAGATAGTATCCTGGTCTGTTTTTTCATTTGTTCCAGAACATGGTCAGAAGCTAATTTCATATTTTCCAAATGAGCAACATATAAATCTTGAGCACGATTAAATTTTCCGTATTCAATTTTTTCACGACAGATTGAGAGCAGAAAATCATTAAATGACTTAGCTTTATTTTTTTCTGCGAGTGCTTTTAGATAATTAATTTCATCATCAGTAAGCCCTCTAATCTCAATTCGATTTTGTTTTATATTTGCCATTATTTCAAATTTTCCTTTCTAAAAAACAGCGCCCTTCTTTTTTCTTTTGTCGAAGCAAAAGCCAAAAGAAGCAAAAAAGAAAACTTCAACCTCGCAACATCACGAACCGACACGGTTCTATTTTTGCGGTTTTTCAACACACTAACACACACAGAGGGACTAAGGTCCTTTTTAGGTGTGTTGTGTTAGAAAAGAGCATAAGGGAAACTGTCCCCACGAAGCGTGTGGAGTTGATAGTATCAACGTTTCCGGTACCGGTAATTTTCTCGGTTTCACCTACTTACACACACATGCTATACTTACCTTTACACACTTTATAGGTGTTATACTTACACTGTTTTTCTTATTTACATACTTTTACTTACACTGTTTTTGACTTCATTTAGAAGTTCAAAACTCAAAAATTAAGACTGATTTTCAGCTGGAAAGCTTCCTTCTTCACGATTTTTCTTCGCTGCTAAACGTTGTTCTTTTTCATCTTCTTTGATGAGGTTTAATTCCATTTTTAACTCTTCAAAAATTGATTCATACGACTGATTTTTATTTTTCTTCAGTTGAATTTGAACATAAATTTTACCAATTTGTTTTTGAAGATTCTCTTCTGCTTCTTTACGTTCCTGTTCCAAAAGGGCAACTCTTTTCTTTGCCTCTTCTAGTTGATTATCAATTTTTTTTAAATCATTTTTAGCCATGATTACTTCTCCTTTTTTCTAATTTCGTATTTCTTAATTCCTTAATTTATTTCCTGCAAAGCTGGTAATTTTTTCTTTTATAATTTGGAAGTTGCTCCACAAATCGCCATCTAATTTCTTCAAATCAATCACATAAACTTCATGATCATTTTTCTTGATGGTTAGTGTGAAAGAACGTTCATCAATTTTAATTTCCTTTAGAACGAGGTACATTGAAGAAAACATTTCTCCTTTATACCCTGGATTACTATGATAGGTTATTCCATATTCATCAATATCCAGCACAACCCATTTCTGTTTTCTAATCAAACCTTTTGTACTTGTGAATACAGCACGATGCTTTCTAACTGGCTGATTTTCCTTTGGTGCTAATTTAAGTTGTTCTTTCATTTTTCTGCCTTTCTTTTTTTGATTGATTCTATTATAAGAGATAACTGAAAAAAATTTTTTAAAGGGACAATCATAAAAAATAAATCCCCTTAATTCAAAAATTAAGGAGATTTTTGACTACTATTTGTTGGTAAACACGAACTCGGCTTTCATAGAAAATGCATCCTTTTTACTTACATCAAATTGAATCAGCCAGAAAGAAAAATCATGTTTTTTCCCAAACGGGAAGACATAAAATACTGGATGATACAATTCTTCAATATCTACAAATTCTCTTTCAAGAGGAGCTTCAGAACCATTCCATGCTTTTCTATAATAGGAAATACCTGTCCGTTTTTCTCTATTCAAAAAACTTAATTCTACAATATCTTGATAATCCTTTTTCACTGCTCGCTGATTAATCGTAATCATTCGTTGGTTTGCATCACCTTCATCAGCATCTATAAAAAGATTGATTTTAGGAGGTAACTTATCTTTTAATTTTCGGATTCCAAGGTAGTCCTTATTTAAGATATTTTTGAACAGATAACGCTGAAAAAGTTTTGCTTGAAACCACTTCATGAAATAATAAATACCGATACTAAAGATTAGGGCTAAAAGCCAGAACGATGATTCGTTTTCTTGTATTGGTTTTTCTAATGCAGCTGTAAAAATGATGGCAAGTACAATATTTCTTATAAACATCTTTATAATCTGCATTTCAGCCCCTAAACGTAACTTCGTAAAAGGCGCACATAAAATAATCAAACACATCATTGATCCAAAAATCTTTGGATCAACCTCAAGTATTACGGAAACTTCTTTTATAAGAACAGCGCCTGTAACCATTACAAAAAATAAATATTGCCATTTAAAGGCTTGTCTAATAAGCCAATTCACTCCACAAATTGCAGATAATTTATATCCCAATTTATCAGTTTCTTTTACCATTTTAATTAAATTTTTCATTTTATTTTACCTCACTTTAATTCATTTCTACAGTTTCAATAGAGTTTGAAAATTCAAATGTTCCATCTTTAACAGTTTCTTTTTTCTTGTCCAAAGACTCCAATTTAGCCTTCAGCTTTTCAATATTCTTTCTCCTTTTTCTAATTTCGTATTTCTTAATCCCTTAATTTATTTCCTGCAAAGCTGGTAATTTTTTTCTTACTCATAGCTAAACACCCACAAATAAATCAAAAAAACTCCATTTTGTTATAAGCATAGTAAGAAGTAGTATAACTAAAAGCGAAGCAAACACTAAACCTACACAAAATGCAGACTCTTCTTCTGAACTAATAACTTCAGTTTTTAAAACTTTCTGCGCCAACAAACTACCAACAGCTTTTTTCTCCACATTTTTCTTTTTCTTTGATTTCATTTTATTTCTCTTTCCTTTAATTCATTTCTACAGTTTCAATAGGGTTTGAAAATTCAAATGTTCCATCTTTAACAGCTTCTTTTTTCTTGTCCAAAGACTCCAATTTAGCCTTCAACTTTTCAATGTTTTTATAGGCTGTTTCGATGGTTCTGTTCTTCGTTTCGATGTTTGTATCCAGCGTAGCAATATTCTTTTGATTGGCTTCGAGATCATCACCTGTTAGATATTTCGCTTCTGCTTGAAGACTCGCTTTTCGTGAGTTATCATCTTCAATAGATTCCTTCAATTGAGAAATTGATGTTGTCAATTTTTGAGACTGTTCATTCTGGAAATTGATTTCTTTTTCGATTTCCTGAAGAGTAAATTCTTCTCTGGAGACAACTTCAATAGCTTTGATTTCAAGTTGAGGATTTTGAGGAGTTACAAAGAATTGTACAGTGTCCTCTTCTCCAGATTTCTTCTGAGAAACCTTTTTAGAATCACTGGATGGCGATGAAATATTCACATCAATTGAGCTAGAAGAGACTGTCTGATTCGTCACATCGATCGCAAATGCACCAAAATTTTTCGGAACTCCTTTAATAATAACTGATACTTTATTATCAATGATTGGTACAACATCCATCTCTATTTTTGAGTCTTTATGTTGCGCATAGAGTTTCCATTTCAATCGTTTGGCATCGATGCCCCGATCTATCGAAGTCGTAGCATCTTTTGTCTCAAATTGTAAAACGATAATTCCAGTATCTGGTGAATATTCCTGACTGACCAGTTTCATCTCACCGCTGCCATTCGCAAAAACCTGCTTTGTTTTGAGTTGTTCTGAAGTATAGGTTTGTCTTTGTGGTGAGAAAATCGCTCCCATTAAAAGACTTAACCAGGTCACAAACAACATTGAAAAAATGACCAGTTTTCTCTTAATAATATTCTCTTGAAACCAAACTTTAGTCTTAATAAATGGCTGCAAAATTGGGCTGGATTTTATCTTTTCAATCCAGCGTTTAGAAATTTCAATTAAAGTAGACATTTTATTTCTCCTTCCTGATTTTTCCATAATACTGATTTGTTAAAGAGGTTATATCCGTCTTTTTTTCAGTACGCCACGTTCCATATAACGATAAAGAAAGAACTATAATAGCTACACAAATAGTTACGAATATATCTCTCATCAACTCGACATTACCCAAATAAAAAGATTCAAAGACTGTCATAAAAGAAATGTCTTTCACTCCAACTAATTGAAAAAAATTTGAATTCATATGAACTAAATTTACTGCTACATATGCAATAAAGCCCAAAAAGAGATTGATTGGCACTAAAGCTAGCAAAATAAAAACAGATATTCCTCCTAAAATTGCAAAAACTCGATACCTCACATTTGTTGCAAACAACATATCAAAAGTTGACACACAACCGAACTCTTTTGGTTCATTCGATAATGTATAATTTTTTATACCTCTCAAATGTTTGTTAGCTCTTTTCTGCTTCAAACTAGATGATTTAGTTCTTCTCATGCTTCTTATATCCTTTCCAAATAAATGAAACCTTACTTTTTGGCCAAACACTTTTTAGTAACATTAAGAACGCTAATGGCAGCCTTTTCGTTTTGATTTCATTTCCAAAGTTATCACATATAGTTATCCTGAAGAGCGGTACGAACCAGATCGCAATCAAGACAGTTCCAACCACGCCATGCGCAATAGCATTTAAAAATTGATACATACTACCTCCTTAAACATATTTCAATCTTTGAAAAGCTGTCTCGGCCCACTTACTCAGCTTTATTCTTTTAGTCATTTAGGGCCTCCTGGATTGCTTTCTCATCTGCTACAATCTTTTCCTCTGAATCCCTCGAAGCATATAGATATTTCTTTATTTTTCCCTTACGAATTTTGATGATAGTTGCAGCTTTTTCAACCTGGTATTTTTCTACCAACTTTTGACCTTCTTCTGTCTGAATGTCAATGTAAAATGTAGGATAAGAACCTTTATTGGCTGCATCTACAACTACACTTTTTCCAACCTGACAGTAAGGACAATCTTTTCTATAAAATACTAGATTTACATTTTGATCAAGTACAGTATTCTGGTATTCTTTCTGAGTAAGATGAGGATCATAATCTAAGATAAAATGATCTTTATACATCCTATATCCTCCTAAAACTGCGAGACTTACAAATAAAATAACGAGAATAGCCCCTAAAGCTAACTTGATGTATCTAAAAAGCTCTCTCATCCTATTTCCTCCTCATCCATAAAATCAAATATGGATCCTTGAACATAATCAATCTTGGCCAATTCTTTTATTTCTGATTTCAAGTTAGTGAACGTTGTCATCACTTCTTGAAAAAGCAAAGGATCAAATTCCTCGGAATCCAATACACGGACAAGTGGTAACATTGGATAATGATCTCTCAATTCCTCCTGCAGATAATCTGAAATCATTTTATCATTCGAGATAACACTATCTACTCTAATAATCGCTGGAATACTAGAAATACTCTCCTCATTTTGATAAAAAGTTAAAGCTACATCTCCTGCAGAAACAGACTCAAATTTTAAGTTATCCGATGAAAGTTTAAAATAATAAGCCAATGGTTCCTGACCAACCCCTGTTAGGTAGTATCCTCTAATAATTTTGAATAACTCTGACATCGACTTTCCTCCTTCCTAACAAACTTTTAGAAGTCTAAACGGAGCTTGATACACATCTGGATAGTGAATCAATCTCTTTTTTCTCTGTTCAGGAAGTGGTTTACGATAATGTTTTTGAAGATACTGAAAAGCTAGTCCCAAAGTATCAAAAACTAAAACTTTATTCTCCCCATTACAAATATAGTCACCTAATTCAAAACTGAAAATTACGTACTTCATTCTTCTTCTCACTTTCTATTTTGGCCAATCATTGCCAGCTGATCTGTCTCTAACTCATCATCATATCCGTTTTCAAAACGAACTTGTTGACGAATCCCTATAAGTGAGAGAATTAATAAAACTCCTCCAATAAATATAAGGCTAAATAATCCAACTATAACTAAAATCATATCATTCCTCCATAGGTTATTTTATGTACATGTATATCCTCGTAATAATCGTAGATATAAATGTAAGGCAGTTGACGGGTTTTTTTGATTATCCAATATCAAGTTCAAATAGAGATAGTTGTTGTGTTTGTTTAAAGCCATCTTTAACCCTTTCTATCACTCTCTGAGTAAACTCTATACTTTCTTCAAAGAAAGCAGCAATATTGGCCATATAAGCCTCCTGACGTTCTTTCTTCACCTTGATAAGGGAAAGGAAGATTGCTTTGATAGAGGCTAATCTGATGCCTCCTCCACGGCCGTGTTTGACTGTGAAGAAGATCTTTTGTTCTGTTTTGAGAACCTTCAATACTTTGTCTAATGAACGCTCAGGAATATTCAACTTCTCTCGTATCTCTTTTTTTGTCGTCTGGATAAATGGATCCTCAGATTGATAGAAGCCTTCTAAATAGGCCATTACGTCTGTTTTCCATTCATGAAGATGACTATTCTTTCTGTCAGCACGTTTCTTCTTAAACTTGTACCAACGTTGCTTCACAAAGAGATCTGAAGCCTTGAGTTCCTGATTGACCCATGCTTTACATAAAGTCATTACATAGTCACGACTAGCAGCTTCATATTTTCCTGAGTAGGCGCTTGTAATAATCTTATGATATTCAGCTGAAGAGAGTGGTTCGTCTAGATTTGCATTAAAACTAGAAAGAACCTCCTCACATTCTTCCTGATCGATTCCTGAAGAGAAGTTGGCTAAAGCTAGCGTGAAAAGAACGTTGTTTCTTCCCATCAAGGCTTTTCCACCTTTGATATTCCCCTCTCTCATCAGCAATTGATACCAAGGTTCATCAATCTGTTTCACCCCTTCAGAACCTGAAATAACCGTCAAATTGGGCTTTTTACTTGGGAAGGGAAAATCTGATTGCTTCATCGACCAATCTAACCACTCCTGGAACGAATAGGTATAATCAGCATCAAAGAATTCTACATTATCAGTTCGAGGAATCCGAGCAATCCCAAAATGGTTACAAGTCAAGTCTACTGGTAAAGTTTGAGCAAAGTAATTTCTCAAATTTTGAGAAATCGCTTTGGCCACCTTTACCACTCGAAATTGAGAATGAGCTGTAACATAGGCTGATTCTGAGAGAACAAAATAGGCTTGAAATCCTTTATCAGATTTTAGAATCAACGTCGGCATAAAACCTAGCTCCAGGGAAGCAGTTAAAATATCTCCTGTTGTCATTTCTTCAGCTGCAGAGGTAATATCGAAGTCAATGTAGAATGTGTTAATCTGTCTAAGATTATCCTCAGAGTGGCCACGTGTAATCCGTCGACCAGCATCACTATAGCTTCCGTAGCAATATACGTTAGGAGTCCAGTGTGTAAATTGATCCTGGTTCTCCAGCAATGATTCGACAGAGGTTAAAACAACACCACGTGCCTTCACCATATTCGCTTTTGAACGATAAGCAAATACAGAGCCTCGTCTTCCTTCTTCAGCTGAAGAGATGAGCTGTAGATGGCTATTCTTAAATTTTTGTGTTCTTAATCCGTCTTTTGTAATGATGGATAAGCATTTTAGTAAATCAATCTTTTTCATATTTAATTTCTCATTATTTAAACAATGATAGTGGAGATAGCAATAATCTAAAAAGAAAATAAATCAATAAATTTTTGACAAAAATCAATTATGAGATTTAATAATTTCAAAAGTAGTTCAGCATTGAAAATATATAGAAGAGCAACGACCAGTATCATTGCTAACAAGATCATTAAACTATACCTTAAAAAATTTACGGATTCTTTTTTACTGTCTGGTAAATTTGCAACCCTTTTTTCTTTCTTATCCTGTAATTCTTTGCCAAATAATTCATAAGAGTACCTTGCCATTATCCAAAGAGATAAAGCCCCACTTCCCAACACTGAGATAATGAGTAAAACGACTGTATCAATGACTATGACAAGTAAAAATCCCAATAACATGAACTGCATTATTTTATTCTCAATTAATCCAGAACTTATTAACGACATTGAAATCCAGTTGCCGAGATATATTAGAAGATAAGAATAAGAAAAAGGGACAGCTATAAGCGAGATAAAGCAAAGAACTATATTACCCAGCACTTTCCGCAAACTCTTAGAATAAAGAATGTTTTCCCTTATGGATTTCAATCTATCCTTTGCTATGAAAAAATAATAATACAATACTGTCATACTATGCCTCCTATTTTAGCTCAAATGAATTTATAAGATACGGTAACAAATCAGCAGACGATAGGTATATCATTCCCCCTCCTACAATAATTAAAAAGATACTCACCATCCATTCCCAAGTAGTTAGATTTGGAAAGAAATCTTTCTTACCACTCCAGCTAAGTGTGATGTCTGTATTTTTAGCTATGATAAATACTCCATTGAACGAAATGCACACTCCTACAACAAACAATACAATAAAACCAAAAATCATATAATTTCCTCCTTGCTTATTTCTAGGCTTTTAAAATAAATAAACTAACAAATAAAATGGTGATAGAAACTATCTACCGTAGTGAAGTTCACCTTCACTGTCCTCGTATTCGAGCCAGTGGTCCATAACATCCGGACCTTCTTGTAACTCACGTCCAGTAGGAGAACACCACTCCTCATTTCCATTAGATGTTTCAAACACCTTTTGAAAAACACCATTTCGGTCAACGTCCACAAAGCGTGGATATGTAACAGTAATTTCAGGCGGTTTTGGGAAACTCATCCAATAAATAACATTACTACAAGTATTTTCAAAACCAATGCCATCGTTAAAATCAACCCAGATATCTGTATACACTTCTTCGCTTTCACTTGTGTAAACAAGAACCTCTTCGTCTAATTCAGGGGTTTTCCCGTCCCACATGAATTCAACTTCATCTCCGTATTCCTTTTTTTCTTCGCTAGTAAGGGGTCTTTGTGTAATTTTTTTCCAGTCTGTATTTTTCATATTTCTTTCCTCTTATGTTCTTCCTCATTTATTCAACAATTCTTCTGATAGCAACTATTCTATAAGTATTTCCAATTCCTTTGCGATAGCAGCAATGACACTCACAGTCACGCTATTTCCTGCTTGCTTGTATAATTGACTGTTGCTATTCACTTCTTGCGCCTTATCAAAAGCCCAATCTGGAAATCCTTGTAATCTCCAACACTCACGAGGTGTCAACTTTCTGATCCTAAATCCATCTGATAAATAATTATTTTCCTGATAGCTATTCCTAGTTAAAGTAGGAGCGATGTCATGTTCTCCACCTTGGTTATAACCATGACCACGTTGGATTATTTTAGGTTCTTGCCCACCACCTTGCATTGTGGATAGAGTGGGAGCTAGTCCATTTGTATCATATACTCTTGAGTTTTGGTCATGATTTCCAGGCAATTTCCCTGCGATTAGAATTCCATGCTTATCTTGCGTAGTCAAAGTAAACATAGGTTCTTCGTTAGACTTACACCTGCACCCATTTTGTCGTTTATCCGTGCAATCAGGAGTTAAAACAGGTATGGCTATCTTTTGCCCCTCTCCCTTGTTGGTTGTGAGTGTGGGAGCCAATCCAGCTGATTCATAAACCTCTCCATTCATCCCATTTCCTGAAGGATGGATGTTTCCGATAGACCTCACTTTCTGCGATTTACTTTCAACAATGTACGCCCCTGCTCCTTGTGAGTTGCCATATCTGGTTGTAATGGTATTGCTGTACTGCTTTTTGATTGAATTAGCTTGCTGGCAACTTTTTGAGAGAGGAAAAACTCTTCTGGTACATTCTCCTCTAAGATGTCCGATAACGAACACCCGTTCTCTGTTTTGGGGTACTCCAAAATCCTTGCTGTTAAGGATTTGCCATTCCACATTGTACCCCAATTCATCCAAGGATCCGAGGATGGTTTCAAATGTAGCTCCTCCGTCATGGTTGAGGAGTCCTTTGACGTTCTCAAGCAATAGATATTTAGGTCTGAGAATAGATGCGAACCTTGCAATTTCAAAGAAGAGACTTCCTCGTGTATCTTCAAAACCTCGTCTGTTTCCTGCAATGCTGAAAGCCTGGCACGGAAATCCTCCACAGATAATGTCCACACGTCCGATTCTTCGAATAGACTCATCTGATACTGCTGTGATGTCATGTAGTTCTATTTCTCCTCTCGTATCGTGTATAGCTTTATAACTAGCTCTAGCGAATTTGTCTATTTCACAGAAACCAATACATTCGTGACCAGCGGATTCCATTCCAAGGCGAAATCCACCGATTCCTGCAAATAAATCTAAAAATTTCATTCCTTTATTTTCAAAAAAACGCGACTGCCTCTGTGTGTAATTTTGGCTAAATACGGGCAGTCGCTCGTCCAGGTCACACGACCGTTTTTGACGTTTTCTAGTTCGCTTTTATCGTGGTTCACGGCACGTTGGTTTTTGGTCATTTTTTATCTTTTTCTGGCGTTGCTTTCTCCGATACCGTTTTAATCATATTCCCCCTCCTGGATCTACCATCCAATCAAACAGGTCATCCTGATTGTCTCTGATATACTGCTCAAATCTCTCAAAGTGGATGATGGCATGTTTTAAGCGCTGCATACCCTCCCCGGCTTTTGAGCAGAAACCGCAAACTTTAAATACAGGCTCAATCTTGTTGATAATTTCTACGACTTGGCCATCAATGTTCCAGACGCTACCCTCTCCTACATTGAAATCCAGGATAAACTCATCCCCTAAGTTGTGGATAACTTGCAATCTCTTGCCGTCCGAGTAGATGGCTACGCTGTCAGATATTTCTCTGATTTCCATACTTACCACCCACATTGCTCATTGAGTTCATCCTGAGTCAGTGGCTCAATACGTTGATAACCGCTGACTTGATAGTTCTTTTTAAAATCAAATCCGAGTTGACTTAGACCGGCCTTAAACCGCTCTTTTTCGTTTGTATCTACAAGATATACCTCCAAAGTCATTTTTTGGGTATATCGTTTTGAGTCATTCTCAGTCCCTCTAAGGGCGTTCTGCTCATTTCGGGGGATTTGCCTGCCGTCCAAAATTTCGCCTGTCTCTGGGTCGAAATTTTGGGGCTCCGTTGATTTTGGAGCTTGTTCCTGCCCTTCAGCTTGCTGATCCGCTAACTGTCGCTCTCTTTCTAGTCTAGCCTGCTCAATTTCCTGCTTTTGCTTTTCAAAGGCATAGTCAGATTTAATTTGTTCAAGGACCTCAACTAGGGTCAAGTCTCGTAGCATACGGATATACGGCTGGTCAGTCATGCCATACTCAGCACATTGCCCAGAAATGGCAGCTTTTGCTTTCTCGTGCTCTTGTTGCTTTTGGTACTCAAAAGTGACCATGTCATCAAGAGATTTCATTGTGGCTTTCTTCAAGGTCACACCATCAGCCATAAAGTCACCAGCTTTGATGTATTCAAGAGCCTTTTCATCAAAGATTCTAGGGTCAAGCATGTACTCAGAGGCTTTGTTAGCAAGGTAGCTCTTGACTGTATCCAAGCGGACAGCTTTCTGATGGTCTTCAAATTCCTTGACATCAGCTGCAATCTTATCAATCGTATCATCAAGCGGTTTGCTTGCTTGTTTGATATATCCGTCAATCTCATCAGCTGGTTTTGAGAGTTCTTTTTTGACTTTGATACGCTCATCAGATAACTGCTTTTTGAGTTTGCGTAAGTCAGCTAGCACCTGCTTATCTTCCTTGATGGTTGCAGCTGTGACAGTGTAATTTTCATACTTGGCCACAACTTCATTGATGTTCTGCTCAAATTTCTCACGGTCAATGATTTCAACCTGTGCTTGTGTCACTTTAACCTGTAATTCTTGCATGTCGTCCTCCTAGTATTCCAGTTCACCGTCTAGCAATTCGCCTTGGATTGGTCCCTCGACTTGAGCAGGTTCAGGATCTGCATGATTTGCCTCCTGCTCTTTGTTAAATTGTTCAATCTCAGCCATCTTGCGTGCTACAACATCCTCACGGCTTTCTTGAGGCGTGACGTCTTTAGGTGAGTTATCCAGCTGAATTTCGTCAGCCTCATAGCTTGCTCCAAGCTCAGCAGGGAAAGCTTCACGGTAAGCTGATACTAGAGCTACTTTTCGTATCATGACACAAGGCATAGTATCCCAGTTATTCTCACCTATTGGCTTGCCGTATGAGTTCATCACTGGATAAGTAACATCTTTCCCCTGTTGTGTCAGTTCCTTAACTCTTGCACGTATTTTGGAATTGTCGTACTCCTCGAAAGATACTTCTGTTTCTGTTGGGTAAGTACGGTCTTTGCGGTACACCTTAGCCCAACCCCCAAGAATTTCAGCGCCTTTAGGAATAAACGCTCCTTTTGAGTATTTAATTTCACCGTCCATCAAATAAATTACGCCTGCCTCTTTGCCGTCAAATTGTGGGTGGCTATCTGCTTTCTTTTCAAAAGCTGATTTGGCAGTGACTACCTGAGCTGGCTGATTGCCATACTTGATAAAATAAATTTCTTTTGTAAATGGATTGAGATTTTGGGCTTTGGCTTGAGCTATAAAATAGGCAAGCTCCTCATCACTAGCTTTTCCTTGTGGGTCAAGATACTTTCTGATAATGCCGCTATTAAGTAGCTGAGGGTTGGTAAGAAAGTCCCCTTTCGCTTCTACAAGTTTATTGTTTGTCATTTTATTCACCCCACGAAATTTTGAAATATATACCTGCTGGCGTTTTTTCTTTGCTGCCAGAGTAACCGGCCAGCCAGTACTGTGTAATTGTCTTTGCAATAACGTCATCCAGATTAAAATAGTGTTTCCTTACACCTTTAGTCACAGTATTTCTGATCTCGTTGTGGGTGAATTTGATACTAACTCCGCCTGCGTTCGCTTCTTCTCTGATCCAGCTATTGATAACCTTTACTGTCTCTGAAGCTGCGATTCGACCGATTTGATCACGCGCTTCAGCAGTTAATTGTTTTGCTGTTTTTACTTTTATAATTTCACTCATTTTCTTCTTCCTTTCGTCTTCTTCAGATTCCATTTCTCACGCTTCAGGCGCTTGTTTTCACGTCGTAGCGCTAGGATTGTATCCTGTTGCTCGTCGATGATCTGACCGAACTCCTCGCCTAAATGAGCGTAAGCTCTGCGCCATTCGGCGATTTCTGCTTGTAATTCCTCAATCATACGTCATCCCCTACATAGACCCAGCTGCTGCCGTTCCAGACCCAATTATCTGGATCGGGTCGTTCTGGTTTCTCGACTGGTGGCTGCAGCGCGTCTATCCTGTCATAATTAAACATGAGCGTACACCTTCCCGAGCTCGAGGACCCGCTTCACATATCTAGCCTTGGATTCTAAACCTAGATCCAATAATTCATTTTTTTCTTCATGGTTGGCCAACAACCACACACGATTTTCAAGCTCGACTCTCGTCATCTTCTTTCACCTCTTCCTTCGTTTCTTCTACCTCTTTGACCATAGTCTTCTTCAAGCGATCTGTCGCTTCGTCAACCGATTTGCCTTTTAGGACATCATCCAAAAGATGGCTCGCGTCATGCATCGCCTGAGCTTTCGCTTTGGCTGTTTCGTTTTCTGGGAAAAGTCCTATTTCTTGTCCGAGTAAAAAGGCAAGGCTGAAATCGTGCATTTCTCTCTGCAGTTGTTTTACTTGGTTAAGTGTTCGTTGTGCTTTAAACATATTTTTTCTCCTGTGGATAATTTTATAGACTCCCCTATATATTATTTATGAGGACTATTAGTTTGTTTTGGGTTAGTATTTATTACTAAGTTAGTGCCGCAAGGCTTAGATTTTTGTAAGTTAGTACTTGTTATATAGTTAGTACTTATTAGAGGGCAATTTTGTTCAGGGCAATTTTGTTCAGGGCAATTTTGTTCAGGGCAATTTTTGCCTAGTGCACCTAAGGTTTATTTCTTTCTGTGGATAATTCTTTCTCGAGATTAGTCTTTAGATACTCAAAATAATTATCTGAGATAGGTACATCCGAAAAAAACCTATAAGTTTTCGCTCCTCTGTTGCCACCAAAACTATGCTTGACTACTCTCATATAGCCAGCCTCTTCCAACTTTTTGAAATGTCTGTTGATGGTTCGCCTGCTAATACCTAGTCGTCTAGCAATTTCCTCTGGATAGACAATCCAATCAGCCTTGTTTGTCAATATAACCATCAAGATTCCTATTGTGGCAGGATCAAGAGTTTGGTCTTGCGCAAAAGCGTTGTTTACAGCCGTGTAGTTCTCGTGCGTATTCCTGATTATGTACTGCATAGCTCATACTATTTCTCCTTTGCAGCCAACAGCTCTTGATAGAGCTTTAGCAATTTTCCTTGACGTTGCCATTCATCAAAAAGGTGCCTGTACGCCTTTCGAGTCTCTATCAAATCATCGTTCAACTCAATCGCTAACGATCGCCAGCGCTCGGATTCATCCGGCAGAGTGAGAACCTCTGGCTCTTCTGTGAAAAAGTAATTTTTAATTTTGTCAATCAACCTCATTGATTAAATCCTTTCTGTATAGATACCTTTGATGACATTGTAGTAAGTGTGACCTGCTGGAATAACATAGCCGGTCAAGTCTTCGATAACAGATCCATCTGCCATTATATTGATAATGCGTGGTTCCCATTTTTTATTGTTTTTCATGATATAATTAAGTAAATATTTTGGTTTGCTGCCGACAACTTTGTCGGTGGCTTTTTTATTTTGCTAGCGACCGGCAAAATCGCTGAGCATCTTCTAGGTCGTAGAGGTACTTTCCGCCCTTAGACTTCTGCATACTGCGGAATTTCCCTTGGTCTCGCCAAGTCTCCAGCGTTCCACGACCCCAGCCAGTTTTCGCTTGCAGTTCTTTGATACTGACCCAAGTAGTCTTTTGGGTTAGCTGTTTTTTCGCTTCGGTCAAAGCCTGCTTGTTCAGCTCGACCAGCTCTGCGAAAAGCTCGGTCTTGAAACTGTCTCCAAATAATTCCAGAGCCATGTTTTCTCCTTTCTATCTAAATTCATCTAGGCTGACCTCTAATGCGTCAGCAATTTTCTTAACTGTGTCAAAATATAAATCTTTCACTTCTCCATCTCTTAAACGATAGATTCCAGCTGGTCCGATACCTGCTTTTAAGCAAAGTTTATAAACTGTCCAATTCTTCTCTGAAAGTTTTTCGGATATTTTTTCCCAAAGCATAGCCGTTTTCTCCTTATCTATTTTTATACTTTTTTGTGCTTATATATACTATTGCACTATATATTGTGTCGGTTTTAACTTTTTATACTTTTTCACACAATATATTGACAAACAATGTTTTTTATCATATAATATATCTTGACTAGGACCTCTCACTGTTTTAGTCAAAATTTCAACAGAAAGGAGGAGAAAGCATGAGTAATAACTTAGCAAAACTTGATTTAATATTGGCGCAAGGGAATATTGTGAAAGATACAAACAACAAGTTAATAGTCCAAACAGCTGCCGGGCTATATATTGGTAAAATTTATGACCCTACTGATACAAAATATTCTTATGTATCTACGATTTCTCAAAAAATAAAAGATACGCGACTTTCTGAATACGATGAAAAAAATCCAACAGCATTTTTTTTGGTAGATGTTGAACTTCGTACATCTTCGTTTGGTGGTCCAATCACAATGCCATATGTTTGCTTATTTGTAGATCAGATTCTGGGCGTTTCAATTGGGTATTTAGAACAACCGATTGAAGAATAGCATTTTGGTCTATTACAAAGTCTATCGAGCTTCTGATAGGCTTTTTTATTTTCCCGCTATACGGATATCGTTTTGGTCTCATTTTCTCACCCCCTTTCAAATATGGTATAATCAAAATAAAAATGATTGGAGAAAAACATGACTGAAAAGATTTGTTTTATTGTAACTGCCATTGGTGAATCTGGAACCGAGACTAGAGATAGAGCAGATGAGGTGTTTTCTTACCTGATAGCCCCAGTCTGTGAGGAATTAGGATATAAACCAGTACGAGTTGACCAAGTAGATGCAGTAGATAATATCAATGAAACTATCATCAACTATCTTAAAACTGCCCCTATGGTTGTAGCAGATATGACAGGACACAATCCAAACGCATTTTATGAATTAGGATTTCGACAAGCATTAGAACTCCCTTTGGTTCCTATCATACAAATAGGCAACAAACTTCCTTTTGATGTTATATCTCAAAGAACCGTTTTCTATAACCTTTCTGTTGGGAAAATAGAGCAATCCAAAAGGGAATTGAAAGCTAAAATGAAAAGCTTTGAAAACTTTGAAATGCCTGAGAGTCGTATTGAAAGAAGTCTTACACTTGACGATCTCAATGACAATTTGACCAAAAAGCTAAACAAGATACTTAATCTGTTAGAAAAGCAACAGTCTCGTTCTCCCGTCGTAAATAAGCATGATTTTGATTTCAAACCATTGCAAATCGACAATCAGTCATTGATTCAACAAGCTCAAGAGATGCTCAATCGGACACAGAACCATCCATTATTCCCCGAAGGTAAGAAATAGCTAACTCTTGCTGACTTTGAAGTTCAACAACCTCAGCAACTTTTTGATTTATAAGTCTAACCGTCCTCAATACTTCATTGAGGGCTGTTTTTTCTAGTTCGTTCATGTTTTCTCCTTTCTATTCGATCCCATAATCTTCAATAACCTGAAGAATAAAGCTATTCGCTCGCGGCCCTTTTGTCGAACCGCTGAGAATATTTGTCACTTCCTGTCGCTTAAAGCCATAAGCTACTGCCAAAGTCGTCTTTTTGATACCTTTTTCTTTCAAGAAAGCATTTACTCTCTCACGACCATTTGCGATATCTGGCATATTTTCTCCTTTCTATTTCTTCTCTCCTTTTTGCTATAATATAAGCAGAAAGAAGGTGAGTACATGGACACTAATCAAATTTTGATAACTTTTTTAACTTCATGCGTTCCTGCGTTTCTTGTTTATCTCGCAAATAAACATCAAACCGATTCTAAAATAAAAGAATTAAAGGCACAATCTGAAAGCGAATTACAGAGACTTGAAAAAGAGCATGAATTAAAACTGGATGCCTTAAAACAAAGCCAGCAAGTAGATATCACTTCAAAATTTTTCACAGGTGAACTTGATATCAATAAACTTACTCAAGCAGTTAACGGAATCGCAGAACTTCAAAAGGCTGTAGATAAGCTATCAAAATAATTTTATGAAAGCAGGGTGCTTACTCTGCTTTTTTTAAAATTTTCAAAATCATTGAAAGTCCACAGACTAATCCTTTCAGATACCCTCGTCCATAATCAGTAGTTAAGAATTTCAATAATTCGATTATTTCTTCTTCCTTCATTTCTTATCCTCCCTATTCACTAATTTGTAAATAAGAAACAACTAAAATTTCAACTATTTTGTACTTTTTTATTGACAAAATCTATAATAAAGTCTAAAATAAAAGCATAACAAAAAGCACTAATAAAACTATAAAAACCGTTCGCCAAAACATTTTTATGATTCGTTTGTTTAGTTGTTTTTTTAGTTGTTTATCACTTACAAAAACTATTCTATACTTTTTTCTAGATATAGTCAAGACTTTTCTCTAGTTTTTTTAGGATATTTTTTGTGATATACTCAGAAAGGTTGATAAATCAATGTTTTCAACACTAGAGAAAATTAAAGAATTAGCCAAAAAAAGAGGGATTTCTCTGGCGAAACTAGAAGAAAGTCTAGGATACAGCACAAATTACTTCTACACGCTGAAGACAAAAACTCCGAACTCCGAGCGACTACAAGAAATCGCCGACTACTTCCACGTCTCGACTGACTACTTGCTCGGTCGCACAGATAACCCAACGATTGCAAGCGACGACACAATCGCAGGTTACACGTCGGACGACTTGCGAAAGATGGCAGAGAATGCCAAGACATTTGATGGCAAACCACTCACAGAAGCGGACATCGATGCTATCCAAAATATCATTGAAATTTACTTGAGAGGTAGATAATATGACAAGCATTTCTATGAAAAAGAACCCATTTAAAGAAAAAATGACAGCTATTAGAATTGTTAATCCTGAAACTGCTCAATTTCTTGGAACTATCACAAACTTCGATATGTTCCCTGGTTCAGCATCTTTAGTTGCATATTTAGATTTCTTTAATATAAGACCTGAAACAGACTATATCTTATCTCTAACTGCCCACTTTCCTGATGGTACATCTTATCCTGTACATGCCACTAGAATAAATATTGCGGCACTAGATTTTGTCTTGATAAAAGATGGCTATGGCAAAGCTACCGGAAATTTCAATTTTAATTTTACGATACAGAAACCGAGTGATTTTTACTTTTTCTTTGTTTTGATGGATGAGAATGGGGAGGAAGTTGATACGGCTTATAGTTATCATTATTTTGGAAAGTGGGGGTAAACAATGCCAGACGCACAAGATAATTTCAAAGCCTCCCAATCCAACATTACTCCGCTCAAGGGCAAAACAGCTTTTTTACCAACTGTACCCAGACAGGATAATGGTATAATAGAATCAGGAATATCATCGGAGGAAAATATTATGCCACAAGATACTTATAGTAAATCTGAAATTGACTTAAAGCTTGATAAAATCAATTCTGATACTCGACACGGCTTCGAGAAAATTGATTTAAAATTCGACCAGTTGAAACAAGAAATGCGGAGCGGTTTTGAAAAAATTGACTTAAAGTTTGACAATTTTGAAAAACGTGTAGAAACCATGTTACTAACACAAGAAAATAAAAGGTTGGAAGATCAGGCCAGAAACAGAAAAGAGTTTATGTATTGGTTTATCGGATTGTTGGTTAGCACATTGCTTGGCATACTAGCAATCATCGTTACGATTTTAACAACAAAATAATACAAAAAGGATGATAGTCTATGACTATTGAAGAATTAGTTGACTCGCACGGTGTTACTCTCGCTTATTTTGATAATGAGCTTTGGCATAGACCAGGCATTTACATCAAGGATATCAATATTATCTTTATAAATCGTGAGTTGTCTGAGAATGCCAAAAAACGGGTCATATACCACGAATTAGGACATCTAGATCATTCTGCCGAACTTTACCAAAACAATCACACTAGATGCGAAAATGAAGCGAATAGGCACATGATCCATAAACTGCTCGAAGAAGAGCTTGCGGCATCAGATGACCACAAGTCTTTTAATTACCTACATTTTATGCAAAAGCACAAATTAAAAACAGTGGCAGACGAGTTGATGGTCATTGATGAGTATTACGAATTGATAGGATAATTAGAAATGTGCAACCACTGAATCACACTAAAAGCTGAGGAGGTTTATTTATGCAGCAAGAAAGCAAAGCTTTAGGCATTTTAGCTATTGTCTTCGGAGCAATTGCTCTGGTTGGATCGTGGATCCCTATTATTAACAATCTATCGTTTCTAATCGGTATCCTTGGTCTTGTACTTGGAGTTATCGGTCTTATTGTAAATCGAAAAAAACAAAAGACCTTGGCTATTGTTGGTTCTGTTATCTCTACTTTATCTCTCATAATCGTTATCGCCACTCAATCATTCTACTCTCGTGCAATCGATGAAGCTAGCAAATCTTATGAGTCTGCAGCAAGCTCTGTAAGCTCCTCTATCGAATCGTCACAAAAAGAAGAAGATGCGAAGTTCAATTGGACAAAAGAACAATTCGACGCTCTTAAAGAGGGTGACATTGCCAATAACGGCGCAGGCGGAACGAAATACGACGACGTTATCCGTGACCACGGCAAACCAACTGACGAAAATACCACTTCTTTTAGTGATCATGAAAGCAAAACAATCACATATACTTCTACAGGAAGCAAATTTCAATCAGTTATTTTGACCTTTGCGAAGCAAGAAGACGGATCTTTTCTTCTGACAGTTAAAATTTCAAACGGACTAGAATAAAATAAAAAGTCCCCACGCTGCCGGCCAAAGCAAAACGTGGGGACTAAGCTAGTATAGCAAAAAGGCATTCAAAAGCCCTTTTTACTATACCCATTTTACCAAGAAATGAGGTAAAAATCAATGGAAATTAAGTCTTACAAAAAGAAAAACGGTGAGACAGCCTACATGATCCGCGTCTACATGGGGAAGGTTAATGGTACGAGTCGCTACGTCACCCGCAGGGGCTTTTCGACCAAGGCGAAAGCACGCGCAGCCATCTTGAATCTTCAGGAAGAGCTAGAAACAGCCGAGGCTGCTAGAACCGAAAAGACAGTCAAGGAGGTAGCAGAACTCTGGCTCAAGGAATACTATGACACGGTGCAGGAAAGCACCTATATCAAAACCTCAAGAAATATCCGAAATCATATCTATCCAGCCTGGGGAGAATATAAGATAGCTTCTCTGACCCCTCTCCAGATGCAGGAACAAGTCAATGTCTGGTCAAAGAAGCTGGTCTATGGTCGGAAATTAAAGGGTTTAATGGACAATATCTGCAAGTATGCTGTACGACATGGCTACACAGATAACAACCCTATGGTCAGCGTGGTCACAACTGGCAGGAAACAAACGGACAAATCTAGCGACTTTTACGATAAGGACGAGCTAAAAACATTTCTCAATCTGGTTGACCAGACTGGAGAATTAGAAAAGATTACCCTCTTTCGTCTTCTAGCCTTCACAGGAGCTCGAAAAGGGGAGGTTCTAGCTCTTGAATGGGCAGATTGGACTGATAACACTCTGGATATAAATAAAGCCGTTACACGCGGTTTTGGAGGGGAAGAAATAGGTCCTACCAAGAACGCTAGCAGTAAGCGATTGATTAGCTTGGATCCAAAGACTATTGAATTGCTGAAAGAATGGCAAGGGGAAAGCCCAGATAACAAGTACATTTTCCAAGGCGAAGAAGAAAAACCAATGCCTGGTTCGCTTCCTCGCAAATGGTTACTGCAGGTTTTAAAAGGCCAGAAGCTTCGACCAATCCGCATTCACGGTTTTCGACATACACACGCTAGCTTGTGTTTTGAAGCTGGTATGACCCTAAAGCAAGTCCAGCACAGACTTGGACACTCAGATTTAAAAACGACCATGAACATCTATACCCACATCACGAAACAGGCCAAGGACGACATCGGGGAACGCTTCGCTAATTATATTGACTTTTAG